TCACATGCAGTAGCAATCCGCATATTCAACGTGCCATCAGGAAGTCCCCAAACTTCAACTTTTGTATCTTCCTTGATACCGCAAAATTCTAGCATATCGTTTGGAATGCTAACGGTGACTTGATTTTCACCTTTCTTCAAATCAACTACTCTACCTAAGAATGGTGACTGTTCATTAGGTGGCATTGGACGCATAAATTTGTCTGGATTCATACTCATCTCCCTCTCTATGTTCTAGAAGTCATATTTGTGAAATCAACATAATTCCATCTACCATCATGGAAATACCACCCTAAACCTAAGCTACCATTTGTATAATGAATAGAACCTGCATTAGCACCAAAGTATCCACCACATACGTTAATCCCATTACATTCAATTGATTGTGTCGTTGCAACAGGATCTTTTGATTCAATTCGGAATCTATTTTCATTGTTGTAAATGTGACCGATGTAACTTCTACGTTCTCCACCGCCACGGGGATAAAAACTGAGTCCCGCACGATCGCTTCCAACGAATGCCATCATTTCGCCATTGCTTATGATTTCAAGTGGCGCATTCATATAGTTCCATTTGTTCACATGATTGTGATAAATAACATTATCTTTTGTACCAAGTGCAATTGTAGAAAAAGGAAGTGTTCCGTTTACGAGTTGTCCATGTGTTGTATCCCAGTTATAAACGGAAGGAACGTCACCTTCCACCAACTGAACACCTGATACAGCAACTGCTTGCATATTATTTAAGAGCCCCTCGCCAAATAAATCAATATAAACATAACCATTTCCTTCTACATAGTTACTCGGCACAGTGAAGGTTAAAGCGTATCTTACTATTTTCCCAGTTTGAACGCTTGGTGCATCGTAAGTTTTTGATGCTCGTCCAAGCTCCACAGGAGTGTCACCGTTATATTTACCGAATACCGCTCTCATGATTGGCTTGTTTGTAATGTTTACACGATTATCATTGGTAGTTGCTCTGAAATGTGCTGACAACGTATATTTCTTGCCTGGTTTTACCCCTTCAAATAATGTAAATCGAATCCAATTTGACAAATCTATCCGCATCGGGTTAACCATTGGCTCATAATTGTTAACCACTGGTTTCTCAATATATGGATTAGACATAATTGTCCATGTAGGACTGTATTCGATCTTCAAAAAATTATTATTAACAGTAGTAAAAGAAATGTGTGAAAAGTCATGATCTGGAATGAGATTCTTCCTTGGTGTTACTGAAAATTTCTGCCCACGCTCATCTTCAAAAAAGAAGTCAGCCATTTTTGCCGTAATACCATTCTTATCGATCGTAACTTTCCCATTTTCGATTTTAATTACATCTGCATTAATACCTGTTGCTGTTAGCCATTTTACAATGGTATCAGCGTTAATCTCCAACTTAGCAACATCGATTTGAATCTTTTCAGCTGTTTGGTTAATAGCTGAGATAATATCGCCTTTTTTTACGGTACTAAGAATATTCTTTTCAGTAACTTGAACGCGACCTTCCATTTCTTTCACATAAGCATTTGTAGCAAATTGTCCGTTCGCTTGATCTTTTGTATATACCTCTGTCTTTTTTGCTGCGAAATCGATACCCTTTTCATTGATAGAAAGACGATTATCAATTTGAGTCACTTTCTGATCGAATTGTTCTGTAGCTACTTTATCAGCAATATCTTCCATCATTTTGTCTTTATCTACAATATCAACTGGATTCTCCATAAATGATGATGGTTTCTCACCAATTTGCAACATGGGTTGTGCCATCCATAGACGACCATTTTTACGAACCCAAAACAGCACTTTAGCTTTCTTTGTGCCTTCGACTAATAGCCCTGCTATATGTGTACGAATCCATGTGCCTTGTGAAATAGTTATTTCTTGTAAGTAATTTTTAAGCATTTTATTGTTTACATCGTAACATTGAAGCTCGATAGCAGCTCCGGCATCTATACTAGCTTTATTATCTGTATAAAAGTAAGCAGAAAAAACATAATTCCATCCAGGCCTAGCGTTTATATAATCGTGTGATGCCCCTTTATACAAATTGCTCGCATTACCTGTAGTAATAACATTAAGTGAATTGCACCCCTTATAAGTGACTTGTATATCTCTTGCTGCGTTTGAAGTTAATTGCCAATATTTCGTGTCGTTCTTCCACAAAACATTGCGTAAAACCGTTTGGTTACCAATTCCACCAACGTAATCTTCAACATCTTTCATTTTTACAGCTAAATTCAGCGCATCAGAATGTTGTTTGATTGTAGATTGTGCTTCAGTAATCTGTTTACCTTGTGTCGTTTGTGTTTCTTGTAACTTGCCAACGTTTTGAGAAATACCTTCAGCGGTTTTCTCTACTGCTGTTACACGTTTATCAAATCCGCTTTGATTATTTTCTACTTTCGTTACTGTTTCTTTGATTCCATTCACACTTTTTTCAATCTCGGTTGTTTTCTTAGTGAATTCATCATTTGTTACTTGATCTTCTGGTGCTGGTGTCCACCCAGTGGCTTTGTCCCCCTTTTCAAGTTTAAAGTTTTGAATAATGATTTTTGTTGTTTTAGCATCTATTCCCCAAAACTCTATTCTTGCTTGTCCAGTGTTACTAGGAGTCTCCTGAATTTTAGTAGTGTAAGTAACCCTTTGAAAATTTTTATTTATGCCTGTAAAAACTTTTTGAGCAAAAGTATATTTTGGAGAACCATTAGCACCATAAAATTGAACCCTTCCCTCTGTGTTATCATTCGTGATAATTTTCACTTCGAAACTGAAGGTAACAGTTTGCCCAACTAATGTACTAAACAATGAATTTAAGTCATATTTAAATATTCCATATGCTGAATTTGAAGCTACTTGTGTTGTTTCCCAATATTTCGTGTCTGATATTAAATTACGCACTCCTATTTCTTGCTCATCAAATTTCTTTTCTACACTTGTTAACTTCTCACTAATCTTGCCTGCTTGCTCCGTAATTTCAGTTGTTACTTTTTTGAGATCTGGTAGAGTTACTTGATCTTCTGGTGCAGGAAACCATGCAGCAGGTTTTATATTACCTTTCACAAGAACTAAATCTTTTACTGTGACAGAAAAATCTACGTTTTTTAATTCTGCAAGCGAATATATCCTAAATGCTGATGCTCCGCTTTCAGATGCTTTAAATGTATGAGAGTAGTATGTTCCTGTAGTATTAACGTCTAGTATGCGAGTACCGCTACCACTTTGCTCGCTACCGACTGAAATCTTTCCAGCTTTGTTAGCTTTAAGAAATACGAACCATGTATACTCTTCACCCGGTGTTAATTTAACTGTGTGTGGATTATAAAAACCATTTGACCAATTATCAATAAATTTAATTGTTGCAGCTTTTTTTGTACCTGATAAACTATCATCAATAACCGTAAGTGTTGGTTTTTGATTTGTCGGTTGACCAGAAGCTACATATTGCCCCCATCCATTTATTTCATCTGCAAACGAACCGTTTTTCTGAAAGTTTCTTGAACCTGATTCAAAACTATTTATCGTCTCTTGCACAGAGGAAATTGTCTTTTTCGTACCTTCCACTGTTTGCTCGACTGTATTTAATTTATTGCTAATTTCACCGTCTTGTTTAGTTAACGATTCAATAGATAGTTTAAACCCGTTAGAATCCTGCTCAAACTTTGTAACCTTCTTATCAATTTCACCCTGTTTATTTTGCACATCAGAAATGGTTCGACTAACACCTTGTAAGCTTTCTTTCACTTTATTAAATTGCCCTGTTGCTTGTTTTTGCGCTTCTTGAACCTTTTGATTTAATTCGCTTTTTGTGGACTCTATATCTTTGCTCACTTGTTCCAACGTTTCTTTCTTAACGGATTCCACATCAGGAACAACAGGATCCCATTTACCATCCTTCCACAATTTCAGAATACCAGGCTTACCTTTGCTGATATCTAGCCACAAAGTTTTTCTATCCTTTAAGTTTTCTGTTGGTGGATTTACACCTTCGATAATATCAACGGTATTATTCTTCAAGTTTTCAGCCACTTTTTCAGCGATTTTCTTTGCTGCTTCCGATTCTTTTCGAATGACTTCTGTTTCTGTTACATTTTCTTGAAGTTTCTTATCTAACATATCTAGTAATTCTTTAGATGCTTTATTTGATAAGCTACCCATGATTTGTGCGTATAACCTATCGATCAGGCTTCGTGTATCTTGAATTTCACGATAATCACCAAAGATATATTTATCTTTCGATGGATCAGTGTCACATTCATCAGCTGCTATTAATCTAGCTTCTAAGAAAAGTGGTGGACTAAACCCTGTATCTTTTATTCGTAACGTATCGCCTTTACGAACCGCTTCATGAGATAAACCAAACACTTTTTCAAGTGCAACTGCATCCACTTCATATAAAGTAGAACTATTAATTCGTTTCTTTAGTTCTGCTTCTGTTAATTGTTTAAGTCTTTGCTTCGTCATATCTTGATCTTCTGTTTGCGGTGAATAAATATCGAATAAATGCTTGCCATCTTTTGACCAACGTTGTAGAGCATCATTGTTACTTACGTACAACTTCCCACCATTGATATCTTCAAATGTTAGAAACTCTTCTTTCCCGGTATCAGGATTTTCTTTAGATGGTCCAACCCCTACAAGAGCGGTTACTACATCTTGGCTGTTCTCAATACGACGGATGCCTTGTACATCTTTTCCTAGCACGAATTCTTTCCCATTGTCACGGCCAACCCTTTTTACCAAATCTACATAACGTCCGACAATAAAAGATCCCAGTATTTCTGTTCTAAAACGAATCTCAAGTTCGAACGTAGATGCAATTTGTTTTAAGAAATCAAGCGGATTTGTGAAATCCTTAATATGAATAGTCCGTACACCACTATATTCAGTAATCCCACGTTTCCACTCTGTACCTTGTAAAGCAAAATCTGTAGATTCATTGACTGTAGTAGCTTGCAACGTTTGCGGTTTAAATACTGCTGCTTTCTTTAACTTTGTATGTTCTCCAAGTGCGTGGATTTTTTTAGATCGATCTGCTGAATCTTGCTCTGCTTCTGTAATAACGTACGAAACAAAAGTACCATCTCTAGTTTGTTTTACGATAAGGTTTTGCTGTACAAGAGACGCTGATATTTTTGTTCCGTCCATTGTATTGAACTCTAACTGGTCTATATTATTTTTAAGCTCCCACTGGCGAATATCGTTCCAGTAGTCTTTTTCTTGAATAACACCAATGATTTGCTCTGTTTTAAAATCCACAATGTGTAATAGATTATTTGTTTTATTCATCGATAACGCTCCCTATATGTGACATCTACCTGTCCTATGTTGTTTGGGAATATTTCGATTTCATTCTTTCCTTTTTCAATACGTATATAGTCACTCAGAAAGTCTTTTATATTAATTGCATCCGCGCCGTTAATACGAATACTGGCATCCGATGAATCAATTTCTACAACGTCTCCTTTTTGAACAATGTAGGGGATTTGACGTTCTGTATTGCTATTTACTCTTTGCACTTTAATATCGTGCACAGTTGCAGTCAGCGGAAACGCATCGTTAAATGCACATATATGCACAACAATCTGCGCAACCTTTTTCATAAAGCTATTGCCCGTATCGTACCATTGGGCAAATTTTTCCGTATGATAATTTCCTTTTTCATCGATTAAAGCAATATCACCTTGCCAATAGTTCCCTACCCGCGCAATGTGTAGACGACCATAAAAATCATTCCATGTTGTACGATAATAACCCGTTTCCGCTATAATCCGATGATTGTAGTCACCGTTTCCTGCTATAACTTCACCAAAGTTCTCGCTAGAATTTCTATATGCATCAAACATCCCTACTTTTCCGACCACAACGCTGTTTTCATCGAGTAAATACAATTCCACACGGCCCATAGTTCCAGGGTCAGAGTTTCGACATTCAACGATTGCATCAAGCGTGAAATCTTGTAGTGGGCCACCCGTAATACTTCTTTTCACTGCTGGCCCATGCCAGAATTGACCTTGTCCATAATCGGATGACAGGAAGCGCGCACCATCCGCTATCATTTTCCCTGCTACGATTCCGTAATCTGAAACGAAATCTTTTCCCACTTCCGTCCAACCCACTAGAGAATTCGCTTTATCATGCATAACCAATTCATACCGACTTATTGGCGTTTCATCTATCTTAACTGGGTATCCTATACGAAAATGTTGACCTCCATTTTTATTTATAATATCGATGAATGTGGACGGATTCTCTACCCGTATCTTGAATTTCGGTTCAGCAAACTTTGATCCTACATTAGTCACTGTGGCTTTAAGTAAATTATTACTTTCTATTTTCGCTTTTACAGATTGTTGTGCACCTAATTTAAATGCTGACGTGCAAATAAAGGTTACCTTACATTGGTAAAGTCTATCTGTTTCCAGTAGTTCCTCCACAGACTCTTTCATACCGTAATAAGTCATTTCAGGCTCATCTGTAAATACAATGGGTGCCTCTTCTTCTGTATCTAATATAGAATTCAATTCATTTAGCCGTTTTCTTAAATCAAAAGAAGAGGCCCCTTTAAGTGTAATCTCTACTTCAAGGGGCACCTCTGGGTTTCTCTTTTTCACATAGCGGGATCCAGGTCGATTCTGTGTAGTAATCCTGCTTATTTCATCACTCATTACACCGCGACCTTGTGGTATTCCTACCACAAGATAACCGTCATCATCTTTCTTTGTAAACTGTTTTTCTAAGTCGATACCATTAAAAATAAGCAGTTTACTCCCTCCTTCCTAGAACGCTTGTTTACGTTCTTTAACAACATCTTGCTGACTTGTAATATCATCAACAAATCTTGAAAATTCATGATTTCCAAGTTGGATGTTAATATGAGCTGGTTGTTTTTCTCTCACTACCTGACTGTCGTATTGACTCGCCTTATATATGTTTGGCGTAGACTTAACCGAACGATAAGTACCTAATCCGTCCGCTATTTTCGGTAGTGAAGCACCTGTGTCCGCCACTATCATTTCAGGCTTCATCCACTCTGTCATTTCTCCTGTTGTTCTTTGCACTGCACTTTTCATTGAATCGATACCATTGATCCAACCTTTCATCATATTGACACCTATGAAATCTCTGAACCAACGAGATGGTGAGTGAATTGATAACAGTCCTGAAATTTTATCCTTGATTCCGTTTCCGATTTCCGTAATTTTGCCCCAAATAGCACCAGTCATTCCACTTATACCATCCAATAACCCTTGCATCATATTACGACCAATGCTTCCTAAATCTATTCCGCTTAAGAATGACGTCACATTATTAAATATTTGAGTAACCGTGTTATAGATAGCGTTTAGGATACTAGAGGTAGCAGAGCTCGCTGCATTCCACATCGCGGAAATAATACTACCTGCTGCGGACATTGTTGACGAAATTACCGAGCCTATACCCGAGAAAATCGAGCTTACTAGAGAACTAATTGCTGATAGAACACTAGAAAAAATGGATTGCACTAAATTTAATCCCGCAGTCACGACCGCTTTTATTAAATTTATCGCTCCTTGGATTATGTTTCCGATTAGTGACATTACATTTGATGTTATCCCTTTCACTGCGTTCCATGCTCCACTCCAGTCTCCTTGTAGAATCGCAGTAAATACTTTTATGATATTGGTTATAATTCCAATCACAGATGTAATTATGCCCATAATAGCTGGGAAAACAGCTTGAACAACTGACAAAATAAACTGGATCGCAGGAATTACTACGCCAGTTATAATCGTTGCTAAACCTTGTATAATCGCAACTGCTACAGGGATGGCCGCTTGAATAATTGAAACTATAACAGGAAAAGCAGCCTGGACTATCTGTAAAATCAAAGGGATCACAGTCGTCGCTATAATAGATATTACTTGGCCTAATAATTGAATAATAGGAACAGCAACCGAAATAGCTGCCGATATTACTGCTGCTATTACTGGAAAGACTGCCTGAACCGCTTGTAAGATGATTGGAATAACCGTAGTAGCGATAATTGATAGAATTTCTCCAAACCCTTGTATTAACATTCCAGCTATACTAAATACAGTTTGAATGACCTGTAGAATAATTGGAAACGCCGTTTGAAAAGCCTGGCTAAATATCGGAATAACCGTAGTTGCAAATTCTGAAAACATTTGAGCTAAAAATTGGATACCCTCACTTATCATCGGCATAATTTGGATAGTTGTATCTGCAAACATTCGAATGAGATCAGTTACCAACGGCATAACCTGCTGCATAATTTGACCGAATCCAGTAAACATTTCAGTCGCAATTGGTACCACTGCTTTTACAACCTCACCGAATAGACTAGCGATAGTTGAGCCAAGTTCACCAAACGCTGCACCTAATTCAGCAAGCACTGGACCTATTGTAGCAAAGCTTTCTGCGATAACTTGACCAGTCTTTTGGAACTCAGGTGCTAATGACGCAAATGCATCAATAAATCCCTGTGCTAACGAAGTAATGATCGGCATGATTACTACTGAAGACGCCTTTTATCGATTCCCACGCTGACATCAGTGCTGTTTTCGCTTGTTCATTTGTGTTTACGAGTTTAAATATCGTAGCACCTAATGAAGCTACAATAGCAATTACCCATCCCACAGGACCAGATACACCTAAAAATGATAATCCCAAACGTACGATTAAAGGTGTTAAAGTAGCGATCGTATTTCCGATTGTTGAAAATGACGCTTTTATAAAATCCACGACTGGAGAAATTGCCGAACCAATCCCCGCAAACTTTGCGCTTATACCTTCTATAGCTGAACCGAAAGCACCGCCTATCATCTGTCCAAGTCCACTAAACTTCGCTTTTACAGACTCAAAAAAAGCACCTATCGCACTACCCATCGCTGAAAATTTAGCGGGGATTGTCGCAAGATACGTACCAAATGAATCAAACGCAGCCTTCATAGCTTCTATTGCAGATACTGTTATACTTTTTATCGATTCCCAAGCACTATTCATTGCGTTACGGACTGTCTCATTATGTTTGTATAGTTGAACTAGCGCTACACCTAATAGAGCTATTATTCCAATTACTATACCAACAGGACCTAACAGCGCTGCGATAACAGTACCTAAAATTGTTACCCCTTCAACTAGCACACCAATAATTGAACCTAACTTACCTATCACTAAGAATAATTTCCCGAATACAACTAAAGAACTACCTATACCACTGATTAAAAATCCGAATGCAGCCATAAAAACAGTAAACGCGGCGCCTGCTGTAACTACTGTTGCAATTGTAGTTTTCATTGTTGAAGATAAACTATTAAACCAATCGGCTGCTTTTTTGATAGCGTCTGCCACTACTGAAATCGCCGGGGCTAAAGCATCAGTAAATGCACGGGCTGCTACATCAATTGATGATTGCATTTTAACAATTGCTCCTGCCCAACCCTCAAGCATTGAATCTGCTGCCTTTTTCGAAGCACCATCTGATTTAACAAGTGATTCAGTTAGCTTATCGATTTTTTCTGGACCAGCTGCCACAAGCGCCATCATACCCGATACTGCTTCAGTACCAAAGATTGCTGCTAATGCCGCACCTTTTTGGGCGTTAGTCATACCTTCCATTCCTGTTTTTAACTCACCGATAATCTTGGATAAAGGTTTCATATTACCTTCTTGATCTGTAATAGAAACACCGAGTTTTTCCAACTGTTCTCGCGCCTGCTTTGGTGGCTTAACTAGTCGTAACATCGATGTACGTAATGCGGTACCAGCTGTTTCACCTTTAATACCTGCGTTAGACATGATACCGACAGATGCCGCTAGCTCTTCCATCGAAATCCCTAACTGCGATGCTGGACCAGCCGCATACTTAAATGCGTATTGCATATCACCTACACCTGCTGCCGTTGCATTAGCTGCCATTGCAAGAACATCAGCTACGTGTCCGCTTTGTTTCGCCTCCATACCAAAGGCGTTTAGTGCGGACGTTATCGTATCAGCTACCATTCCAAGGTCTTCCCCTGAAGCTGCGGCCGCACTTAATACACCAGGTAAGGCTGCTGTTGATTGTGCCGCATCGAATCCTTTCGCACCCATTTCAGCATAAGCTGCTGCTACTTGTCCAGTTGAGTATACGGAACTAGTCGCCATTTCCAAGATATCTTTCTTAACTTGACCATAAGCACCGCCAGTGAGCACCGCTGCTTTCCTCGTCTGCTGTTCGAATTCCATTGAGTTTTTGATCATACTTCCAAAAGCTCTGCCTGAAGCATAAGCGAGTGGCGCGAAAGCTGTCGTCATACTTTGACCTACTGATTGTATCCTCCGCCCCATTTCTTGCGCTTGGTTTCCTACGTTTTGAAAGGTCCGTTGCCAACCTGACATATCAGGTGGTGGTGGCGGAGCCGGTCTAGGTATCGGCGGAATTGTTGGTACATTAGGAGCTGGTATGTTTATCGGTTGACTTACTGCTTGTTGAAAGTTACGCCAAAGCTGTGTAGCTTGTGTCAAACTACTTCGTAATGACGATATATCCGCTAGTAGTTGTACTTCTACTCTATTTTGACTAATTTGTATTCACCGCCTTATCCGTTCTGACTTCGTAACGCTCGTTCGATATCATCGAATAACGACTCATTCGCGTGAATCTTTTTCGTAAGTTGCTCGCGCTCTTTCTCCCTTGCCTCAGCCATTTGTGCATTTTCAGGACGCTTGTATATGTCATCTAAACTCTTTACCTTCTCGCTCTGAGCATTTCGGTAAAACAAAGCTTGAACACTAGCAATCTCGTAAGTATCAAGTAGACGTTCACGATAACCGGTAAGCATAATGTGGTACTCCTTAATACTTATCCGTTTTGATTCAAGCGTTGACATACCGAAATACCGAAAACAATCCGCCTGCAAATCATTGACGTTTATTCGTACAGGCTCTCGAATGCTTTCTTCTGTTCCTCGCCCATGCTCGCTAATAACTTGTTCACTGTCTTCTGGAAGAAAAAACTATTTAGGACTACCGCCTTGTTGAATTTTAAGATGTCATCGAAAGATAAACCTTCGGATAATAATTCACGTTCAATTTCTGCCTCAATATCTTTTCGTGTAATACCTTCTCCTGTATGGATCAGCGCGTAATAAATTACGTCAACGAAATCCTCAAGACCGCCCTGCATTGCTTTTTGCACAAATTCGAACGGGCCACCGTTGCTATCGATTAATTTGATCGCTTCAAATCCGTATTTAAGTTCATATTCTTTTCCTTTTACTTCAAAACGTGTATATAATTTAGTCATTTATAAAAACCTCCGTTAATAAGTTAGTTTTATTTAGAAAAGTAAGAGGCGAAGTTCCCTCCGCCTACTCATCAATTCTTTATGATTTCGCGACTGATCCGTCAGGTGCTCCAGGTGGAGGTGTTGTAATTTTACCTACAGACAGTCCACCATTTAGCTTCGCTTCAATAGAGTACTTAGAGAACTCCTCGTTTTCATGAGAAAGCTCAACGCTGTTTAACATAAACGTACCGCTCTTCGATTTATATTCCCCTGCTTTTGCACTACGTAAGGTAACTTCATGGATTTTAACCAGTTTCTTATTCGTGATAGCTTCCTCGATATAATCAAGTGCCTCGTCACCTTCTGTGCATACACCCTCGATAGATACGGACTGTTTTACATCTCCGTAATCGCTACCAGATTTATCTTTCGTCTTTAATTCGATTTCACCAGCTTCAATAGAGCGTGATCCTGATGTTTGGTTAAATAATCGAAACATTTTAGAAGTTCCATCTGCTTGTGGAATATCAAATAAATACAATGTTTCTTTACCTTTAAATTCCGGTGATACAGGTTGTGTTGTTACTGATGTTTCATTTGTTCCAGCCATCCATATTCCTCCTTAATTTAAATACTAATTGTGATAAAGCTAAGGTGTTTCGCCGTTACTTGAGTGATATCCACTTGTGGAATCGGCTCACACGACGAAACTTCCACATATAATAAACCGACTGGTGTAGGTACCTTTGAACTTGTGTCGTACAAGTTGATAGGGCGCCTTTCTAGTCGGTCGATGATTTTATCTTGTAATTCATTTCGGTTAGATACTGTATCGGAATATACTCCGATTTGTATTAAGTGATTTCGTGCGTAGTTGTCTTTAGAATATCTATCAATCGTTCCTGTTAATGATTCAACCGTAAGAAACGGCTTTGCTTTTCCTGTTAAAGAAACGCCATCGTATATCCAAGTAGTAGGAGCGAATTCTTTTAGCGCTTTTTTCAGCGAATACATTACATCATTTACTGTAGTCATACTATAGACCTCTCGCTGTTCGTTGTATTGCTTTTTCTAAGTCAATAACTAATGGCTGCTCGCCCTCAAACATCGTTTTACGCATAAACCCTTTTTTCGTTTTGTGTGTGTACTCTTGGACAGCTGCATATTCAACGTCTGAACCATACAACCACCCGGTTTTATCCCCGTTTAAAGGTTTTACACTTGGTGGAATACTTCCTGCTAAATTACCAGATTCTACTGGCGCTCTGTTAGAAGCTGTATTTGCTTGTAATCTCACATGCTTTTCAACAGTATTCGCAACAGGAGTTTTGTAACGATCAGGATTTGTCATACGATAAACATCATCCATCCCTTTAATTCTCGCGCCCACTTTCATTAAATCACCCTCTTTACAACTACTTCTCGACGATTGGCTCCGCCTAACCCTCGTTCATCAATTAAGGTGATTACATAACGAATGCCGTTTCTTACGAGATAATTGATCTCATTTAAATCAATATTGAGTCGGAAAGTAACAAGTGCTTCGCCTTCTTTTACATCAGTTCCTAAAAACTTTGCTTTATCCTCTAACGTGAACTTTTTCCAAACGACTTGCACCGTTTCCTGAATATCTTCACCCGGAATTTCTTCACCTGTAATCGGATCTTCTTCCTTGTTACTTTTTCGCCAAAGAATAATAGATTCACGACGATTCTGTTCAATTAATTCACGATTAGCTCGGATTTGTTCGATGTCCTTTTCAGTTAACACTCGTTATTCCTCCTCTCCGATAATGTAATTTAAACGAGATGAACATTGCGGATGCGGGTTGATTAGTTGAGCTAGCAAATTTTCAGGAATCTTTTTTGGATATCTCCCTGGGCCTAATCCGTAAGCGTCTCTTCTAGCCAATTTGTAACACATATGCTTTGAGTGATAACGGTGTCGATGTCCATTATCAATAATCTTATAACCTGTAACAATATCACTCTCTTTACCGTTATAAATAGTAGCTGCTCTGTGCGTATTATTGCTTTCCGTGATTGCTACACGTTCGACTTTCCATTTCTCATTATCATGTACTTCTCGTATTTTCTGAGAAATCGAACTAATACTTTCACCTTTTAGTACAGCCGGTCGTATTATCTTCGTTAGCTCCGCTCGCATATCGCCTGCTAAGTTCCACACTCGGTCAGACAGGATTAAACCATCCTCACCTCTACGCCTTAGCATGTCCTTCACGATTTGCTGATTTAAGGAATCTAAATCCTTTACTTTCAATGGAGTCTTAGCAAGTTTGGAAGTTGTCCATTCCGACGTATCGCTAATCATCTTTTCAAACGATATCCCTGCTTGCTTTCGAAACTCTTTTTCGTAAAAGTCTAAATCTCGTAATAAAGCATTTAATCTACCTCGTTTAATAACACCATCTTTTTGGTAGTCATTAATTAAGTCCAATAAGAAGAGACGGATTAGCATAATTGCAGCTACTGTCTCTTCTACTTGTTTTTCATTTTCTTTTTCGTATTGTTTCGATATTTCATCGAGTGCTTTGTCAAACTCGTTTTGTAATTCACTCACGAAACTACCTCCAATCCGCTCTTTTTGCAAATGTTTGACTAGCACCTTTGCCACGTCTATATTTTCGATATTGTTTACGTGCGTCTGCTGCTAGTCTTTGATAATTTGCGAAGATCATAGATTTGTCGACAGCTTCTTCGCCATCAGTGTATTTAAAAAAGCGAGCCGAATCCGCTGCAATAGCTTCATAAGCGAATGTGAGCGTAAGATAAAATACCGCATTAGCGTTATCCTCTTCGGTAAAATCTGACTCAACTAAAGCTTCGGCTAGCCAAGCGTCGATGTCAGTCGACGTAACGCCTGGTACTTTTGATAATCGAGACTGCAATCGTTCTGACACCGTCATTTGGCGTCACCTCCGTTATAGTAATTAACTCATGATTCCTGCTGACCTTAGTTTCGTAAGTAATGAGTTGAAATCCGATACAAGACCTGTTATATCTGTAGCCACACTATTAGGTTGTGTTGCGGCCTTGCTTGCGGCTAGCTTTCCGTTAAGTGTATTTTGAAGGTCTGTTATATTAGCGATTGTATGCGTATGAGCAGAAGGTGGGAACGTACTCGGCTTATTACTAACATCTGACCAAGTAACATTAATTGAACCACCTGAAGACTCTTGTAAAGTTTTTATGATATCGCCTAACTTAACATCATTGGCAACAGGCATTGATAAATTTAAACGGTTCACTTCATTTTCTGAAATAGCCAACTGTAGCACTCCTTTCATATAAGTAAAAAGGCGACTTATTAGTCGCCGTTAACTATAAAACTGTTTTTGAAATTCCACTTAATACAGCAATTGATTCTTTTGCATTCTTAATTTCGAAACCAAGCTCACCGCGGATTACACGAGAGAAATAGTCTCCACCTGGTAATGTTGCATCTTGGTCGTAGATAGGTGTTAAATAACGAGCCTTGATGTTGCTTGTGTCTAGTAGTAATGCACGGTCTTTTGGCATGTTTTGGTCGACTACTACACTAGAAATTGCTCCACCTGGCAAATCAGAAACGAACGATAAGATTTGGTACCCAGCCGCTGTATCTTGGCGAGTTGTACGGATAGTGTCGCCACCTAATTTCGTAATTTGTCGCGCAACATTAGGGGCACATAGGATTGTATTTGCTGAACCACCTCGAACAAATACTTGCTCTACTGCGTCATTTAACGATTTAGCATCGATTTCTTTACCTTTGAAATCTTGTACGTGTGATTTTTGCTCATTAGCGAACGCAAATAAACCGCCAGAAGTACGTGGTTGCTGTCCATTTCCTTCGAATTTACGGCCATAGATCAATGAGTTGTTGATCTCACGAATCATCTCTTGAAGACGTAGGTTAACTTGGTAATCCAGTTCGTCCTCGACACCATAAGTATTAACTTGTTGTTGTGTACGAGATACTGAAGCATATCTAGAGAAAATCTGAGATAAGTTGAATGACACAAGACGATCGTTAATCTCGTTCTTACGGAAAGTATCTTCACCTTCAGGGCGTGGTCTAGCAATTACTTTTAATTCACCTTTCGCTTCAATCGCTTCTGGTGTCGTCTCATCGTATCCACGTTGAACAGTGATTTTGTCAGCTAACTCATCTACTGATAACACACGTAACACTTCTAGACCGTTTTGGACTAATGCATTTTCTGCAAATTTACTTGCTTCTCCTTCGTCTAATGTTAATTCTGTAACATCTGCTTTTGCCGCTGTCTTTACGATACCTGTGTCACTGTTTAAATAATCATTCTGCCATTCGAATTTTGTTTGCGTAAGTGCTTCACCTGTACCAATAATACCGAATAATACCGGTGCTTTCGTAAGAATTAAGTCTACATTCGCCTGCATTTGACGAACCTGTTGTTGGAAATTATAAGTATTTGCTACTGCCATGTTTAATAGCCTCCTAATTGTTTTTCAATATAAAAAAGCCGTCGGTTTGGAACCAACGACTGATCTACTTCTTAGATTTTAATTCGAGTATTTTGTTGTATAATTGCGTAACCTTACCAACAAGCTTTGGATTTTTTAACGCTTCAACCTTCATTTCTGTTAATTCTTTTTCTAACGCTGATAATTCGTTAGCTTTCGGATTAGTTACAGGATTAGAACCACCTGACGCATCTACACCTATTAGTTGTTTGAACATCCACGGCTTACTTGCTTTTAACGCCTCAACTGCTGACTCTACTCCTTGGATGTTTCCTTCTTCATCGACATTTATTTCCGACTTATCTAATAGCGCCAATACATCGTTTGGATCGTTTGCTTTCAAAGAACGTGCAACACTTTTAATTTCCGTATTCAAGATACGTGCGTTTGCCTTTTCTTGTGCTTTCTGCGCTAATTCCGAAGCTTCAATCGCTTTTTTAGCCGCTTCATCTTTTTCGGCTTGCAAACGTTCTACCTCAGTCATTTCTTGTTTCTTTCGTTCTTCTTCTGCTTGCTCAAACGCAACTAGTTTCGCTTTAATATCATCATAGTCTTCGTATTTTTTGCGCTCGCGCTCAAGTCGTTTAGTAACTACCTCGTCAACCTGTTCTTGTGTAAGAGTTTTCGTATCTTCCTTTATATCCGTTACGACAACATCCGCTTTTAATACTTCACTCATGTTATTGCCTCCAACCGTTTTAAGCCCGTCGGCTATGGTTTTATTCATCCGAAAGTTTAATGCCATTCCGTAAGGCCTATTTACATCACTCTTTATAAGGGTCCTGTGTTTGTCTTTTAAGTTGACGTTCTTGAATAATCTCCATAAACTTCTGTTCTGCATTTTCTTTACCACTTCGTGTAATAGCGCCTTTAATAGATTCAATTTCGTTAGATATTTCTTCACCTAATTGCTCAATTAACGCTTTTTGATCCTGCGGTAGAGGTAATCCAAAAATAATCTCGCTAGAGTAATAGTCGTCTATCTTTGCAAGCATTTCCTTATCGTACTTAAAACGTGGGTGCTCTTGTCTCGCTTTCATATATCGAAGGATATATTCGTTTAGTGTCTGCAAACGTGATTGCCATATTACCCATGAACGTTGAGTCTTCGATATAATTGAGCTAAACATAAGTTGAACGGCCATATCGTTGATACCTCCTGTGTTCATGTCGGCTGTATTTACGATTGGTACCTCCGCTTTTTCATGTAGTCGTTTTTGCAAACGGTCAAGATATGCTTCAATCGTTTCCTTAAATTTAAATCCGCTTTCTAACTTACTTGCACTCGGTACTCCGTTTTCTTTATCTCCATCGCCGAGATTCCACTTCGCACCTGGAGCGATTTGCAAGGGATTTTTGGGGTCCTCGTCTACATTAACAAGTAGATTAATAGCGAACATTTCAAAACGAATCGCGTCCGAGTAATCCGACATCTTACGGTCAATCTCTTCCGACAGTTCAATCGTTTTTTCTAACTCACTGTAACCGGTAGTTCGACCGCTTAGTTTCTCAGTAGGAACGTGCACTACCGGAATAAAATCGAGTCCCATTGATGAACGCTCAACCCTCGACTCCTGTACGCTTAAATCTCCGTCATGGACAGCCTCTTCTATTTCGCAATCATATTTTCCAGCTTCTTCGTGCCAGACCAAGTAATACGAGAGTTTCCACAATCGAGTCTGCTCATCGTCAAGCCATGCAATGAAATGTACAGCGTCTAACTGATCCTTATCCCATTCGTTGTGTACCGCAATGACTTCCGTAGATGGATGCCAAATGATTTTAAACTCTCCACGTCGGTTATCGAAATGAATACGTGCGTAAACACCCGTTCTCGAAATTGAACGGTCTTTTGCTGCGGCTAGCAGCTTTTCGTGCATTCGATTATCGTCCCAAACCCACGTTAATAATCGCTCTTTTGCTTTTGCTCGACTATTCTCCGTCTGCTGTTCTTCACTAGGTGTATAACCTGGTTGAATCATTAGCGCTGGGTCGTCTAAGACATCGGGCGGAACTGTTACTTTCGGTTCCTTCTCGAATTGCCAAGCCGCAATCGTATCGACTATCTTTCGTGGGTAATTAAATTCTAATTTCGTAGGCTCATAATCCAGTTGTGACGGCTTTGTATAATCAGACCAAACATTCAAGTCTCCGTCATATCGTCGATATAGCCTGATTTCATCAAGGATTCTTTGCCATTCGGTGTCTCCTAATGCTGTGCGTATAGGGACGACATACTCGATGGGATTCATTAGATTCCTATCAGGGAAAATTCGCATAAGTTACCTCCTTTCTTTAATATCGATAGTTACCGGCGTTTCCTGCTTTTCTTTTACGTCCTTTGTCCGTAACTGAAACGGCCATTTCTAAACTATCAGGTAAATCGTCATGCATATTTGTTCCATAGTACTGAAACTGTTCGAGTAATAGCGAGTGTCTTCTATCGAACTGGATTTCTCCGTTTTCTATCCGCGGCAACAACGCCTCTAAGCGTAACTCTTTTCGAGAACGTTGCTTAATTTTGAATAAACGGGTCGTGGCCGGATAACCTTTTTCGATTAACCGTTTAGAAAGCATATCCGCAAAGAATTCTTGTGCTGCTTGAGCTTCTACGGCGATTATATCCGGACGAAAATGAAGAACTTTATCAACAATAACTTTCATAAACTTGTCGGGATGTAATCGTTCGCCATACGAATCGATAACGTAAATTGTATCCGTCTCTTTATGCTTGGCCACGATTGAAATTGCGGAATAATCGCCTCGTTCTTTCCCCATCGCCAAGTCAACTCCAATGGAGACGAAGTACTCTCCGCTAAGAAAGTTACGGTTTATTTGTTTATCATTCCAGTAATTGAAATTATCAGGATTGAATACCATTACTTCCTCATCAATAGGATTGTTCTGTAGCTCGGTGTTAAATGCTTTGCTACCGTTATCCCATTTGAACTTCATTAATTTAAATACCGGCTGTACTTCTTCCCAAAGTACCTCAGCACCTTCAACCATTTCGTCATGATTAGCGGTGAAAAATAATTCAGCGTCTCTCGCTCTCGCTTTATTCTCTCGATCTTTATAAATACGTTCACATTCCGCCCATAAATCTTGTCTAGTAGGCGGGGTAATTAGCGCTCTGTATTTACGAGATTCAAAGTCAGAACGTCGCTCCATAATATCGATTAATAATGATTGCGGATGAACTGTCGTACCCATAAATACGATTGCTGTCCGTTTACCTTCCGGATCACCTAACGGAATAACTACCTGAGCGAACCAATCCTTTAGTTCCTGTCGTAGTTGAGCCGTATTAGTATTACGCTTATCTTCCAGGTCATCACATACGATTAAATCCGGGCGCTTACCGTTCCAGTTTCGACCACGCAATGCTTGTCCAGTGGAAGCCGCTTGAACTAACGTTAGTAATTTCTTATCGTCTTTTCCTTTCGGTTCCCATGCGATAAATTCTGACGTATTGTCGCGTGGGTTCATCTGTTGCTTCGTATGTAACAACGATCCGAAGTCACGTCGTAGCTTATCGTTAGATTGTAGTTGTAGCTTAATCCACTCTAAGTTGGCGCTGGATACCGAAGGAGTTTCCGAGATTAATATGATGTAGGCTCTCTTTCGGTAACAAATCTCATGAATCGGAAAAGCCTTCGATAAGTAAGACGATTTTGCATGCGAACGAGGTGCGGCAACTGCTACGCGCTTGTTAATTTCCTCGTTAGATACTACGTTCATGATGTCGCAAATCTCATCGTGGAAATTCGGTGCGTATTCCGTAATGTTATCTAAATCGTAACCATCCGGTACTTGAAATTCTGGTATCCAGTTACCCGTGTTTTCTTTATTTCGATTCTCTCCGAAATAGTTATAAGCGTAGAAAAGTAAATCCGTTTCCCCTCGGTTTATATCTTGGAGACGGTTAAACTCGTTGATATACGTTTTAAGCTCGAGCTTTTCATCGTCAGTAAGTTTGTGTCGGTTACGTACTCTAGGCACAATGTACTTTCGTAATTGATTTACTTTTTCTAGACGTTCTTTTCTATCGAGCCATTCTCCGTTGATCCATGCGATATTAACCGTCTCCTTTCGTAATTAATAATTGACTATAGAAAATTTAACCGCTATACTGAAAGTAACAAAACGAGGTTACGTTACATTAATTAATTGGAGGTAATACATATGTCCGGTGTAGTTCAACCTATCCGTTCCAAACGGGATATAGATAAAATGAAAAAAGCGCTAGCTGGAAAGCCGCGTGACTTATTACTTTTCATATTCGGGATAAATTCCGCATTACGTATTTCGGATATATTGAAACTCAAAGTCGGAGATGTACGTAGTAAGGAGTCCATATCACTGAAAGAGACAAAGACTCGAAAATCCAAACGTTTCCATCTAAACAGCTCCATAAAAAAAGCCGTCGCGGAATTGGTTCCAACAACGGCTGACGATAACGATTGGCTGTTCCCTTCTCGAAAAGGCGACAAGGCAATCTCTCGTGTTCAAGCATATCGAATTTTAAATACTGCGGCTGATCATGCCGGAATCAATACCGAAATTGGTACGCACACATTACGAAAAACTTTTGCATTTCACGCGTATAAGAACGGTACTGATTTAGCGTTACTGCAAACGATACTAAACCATTCAAGCCAACGAGAAACACTCGTATATCTCTGTATCGAACAGAAACAAATCGACGATGTTTATATCGAAATAAACTTGTAAGGACTGCGTCTTGACGACGTGGTCTTTTTCGTTTTACACTTACGTAAACTCAAACGTTATTTTTGATACGCGGATTTCTCTCGCACCTGGCGACCGCATGTACAAAAAGACGCCCCCGCCCCTTATTCAATTTCGCATATTCTATACATTTTTACGAATATCCAATGTAACACAATCATCTTTTGTTACATTCCGTTACGGTTCAAAACGTTATTATATCAACGTTTACCGAATTATTTATGTTCGTTTAGTAGATAGTTATTTTATGCATGCGTAGTATCAACGTTTGTAACACCTAACACATCGATATACATTGCATAAGAACGTGCATAAACAGTACGAAAAGTTTAGAGGGTGCATCCGCCTAGAGCGAGCGACTGACCTACGGTAAACTATAGTAAAGAATCCCCGTACAATACCCTGACGAGTTTCTTCCTATTATATAGTCGTTATATAATCGATTACTTTACGTCGTCATTCATCCTCGCTTCAAACGATGCAATCTCATCGTCCAATTCCTCGTAATTAATTTCACCTGTCTTAGCCTTCGTTTCTATCTCTACCTTATCGGTAAGCATTCCGTTAATCTGTAACGCTAACTTCGCCATGGCCGCATTACCATCTCGTATAGCAATCTCGGATAATGATGCGATTAACTCCGGTAGTTGGTCTTGGCTGTTCCGTACCATTTCCTTCTTTAACTCTCGTTCGAATAGCGAGTCCTTACGCCAGTTATGAATCGACTGTCTAGACACACCGCATAATGCAGCGATTTCATCGTTAGTCTTACCACCTTTATTCGGTAATGCTAACCATTTAATAGCGGTTAAGTGTTCCGTGTTTAATCGTTTTAACGCCATTTGAAGTACCTCCTTTCTATAAAAAATAAAAACGCCTCTATATAAGAGACGTCAGATAATATTATTTCCTTTTAATTAATGGTTTTATCTTCTCTGATATACCGTTAGCAAATACTTTTACTTCTTCATTATCCTGTTGATCGCAGTATGTAATGATCGTTTTGAGTTCGTCTTGTATGCGTTTATGATACTCTGCTTCCACCCTTAATTTGTTGATTTCTTCTTCGTATCTTTCTAACCAATCCTTGCTTTTTGATGTGTCTGTTAACTCAAAAAGATCGAGCACACGTTTCTTCGTCACTAAAATTACCTCCTATAACAAGTAGATATATCTATACTTCTACTTAATACGGGAGATTCCTTTTTAGATAAATAGATATATCATTGTCCCACCAATACAGTTATACTTTATCTTTATTGCTATTTAGCGGAGTATCTTTTATATAAGTACTTTATCGATAATATATAAGATAGTAATTCTTTTTGTTAGAAAAGGATTACCGGTAAGTATGAACGTTAGTGAGTACTTACCGAATAGTACTTATACTCTTACTCTTTTAATCTCTTAATAGTAAATCTTTATAGTAAGTCTATATAGTAAATATATATACGGAGTAAAAAGTACACACTCAATGTGTAAAAATTACTCATTCAACGTGTAATAATTACCCATTGGATTACTCGTACTACAAATACGCTATAATATCGTCACTATTATCCTGATTATCTTCGTATCTAGCCTTTCTTTCATAACGCTCTTTAACGTCTTTCCCCGTTGTTGCTTCCGCCTTTTGACGTTTCTCTAACGCTTGCGGGAATCTCGAATAGAATTCACGTTCATCCTCTATCGGTTTGAGCAACGTATAAGTATCGTTTGTACTACCACCACGTTTACTTACTTCGATAAGTTCAGCGTCCTCTAAAACGTTGATGTGTTTACCGACTGTCTTCCTCGACATATTTAACGCTAATCTTATCTGATCATGCGTAGGAAACGCGTAACCATAATTCGGGTTATACATAGCGATAATATAACCGTACACTAAAATGACGTTACCATTAAATCCAGGGAAGTATGTATAGTGTCTCATTACAACCGTAGGTATAGCTGTGAATCCTTTCAATAAATCAAACGGTAGTGCGCGTTGCTTTTCGTTTTCCATATTCAATTCCTCCATATAAAATATATTCGATATAAACAAACTACTTAACGTATATAAAAAAGCTACTTAGGCTTATTCGCTGCCCAAGTAGCTAATGCTTCGTCTAATTCTGGCGAACTCTTATACTGCCAAAACTTACGTAATGTATTTTCGTTTAACGCCATGCAGATATAACGTATATTGCGCTCTCGCAAGAATACGTGTAGCACTGGCGAATAACAATAGAAGTAATCTTTGTTTTCCATAAATAAAACCTCCGTTAAATTAAAGTAAAATAAAAAAGACGGTCGCAATGACCGCCGTAAGTTTAATTGAAATATTCGCTTGTTTTAACGAAGCGACTCGTAAGTCCGTCGGATAGTGTATCTTCAAAATCGTAATTGTAATCGTCTGCTTCTTCATATGTAGCGAATGTTAATACTTCAGTGCTACCTTCTTCGCAAAGTAAATACGTTTTACCTTCTTCACCTTTAAGTTCAATCGCATAGTTATCTACCATATTACCGTCTCCTCTTCGATTAAAATACGTAAAGGGTGGGCGGTAATAGTTGCTTCCCCATCACTTTAGTTTTCCTATTACATATAGATAACTAAAGCGATAGAAATTAGGTTATATTTTCTTAAAAATTAAATAGTTCTTCATTCTTAAACGTAATAAAAATTGAATAGGCAACATGTACTTGCACGACTATTTACTAAAACCTATAAATTAATCAAGTAAAATTATTTTTTTGGAGGTTATGTATATGTACTATTACCCATATCGTCAAAATCCAAAAGCTTACTGTATAGAATTACCCTGTGGTGATACCACTTGTTGTATTGATGAAAATTGTAGCTGTATAGGAGGTTCTTGTAGCTGCCTATTTCCAACTCGTCCTGAAAGATTTCCACATGAACTTAATGAAGATACTATATTCGATTCCATTACAGGTTACTTAAACCCACTTTGGCACTATGCAGTTTTTTTTAATTTTTTCTTTCCTGGCCAACTTCTATTGCCTGCAGATCAAATTTTCACTCCAAAAAGATTTAATCATACAAACATTACAGTTAAACAGCTAATAGATAGCTTAGGTTTAGTAAGAACACGCGAAAACTTAGTTACACGTTATGAATTATTAGGAAAATACTAGAAAACAAACCACCTAAAGTGGCGGCCTCAACTCGTCTTCCTTATTTTATAAGAACGATAGTTCTCTCATATTGCACCAAGTTCCTTACGCTTTTCCTTGACATCCACTCGAAGAAACAAACTAATCTTATCCAAGATTCCCCTTGCTTAATTAGTTTGCCATCGCTTTTAAAACGTAAAAGAGGCAGGAGCGATTATAAAGCTCTTGCCTCTTTTACGTTTTAATCCCGTAATGACTTCTCGAATTGGATCGTGATAACTCGCTATTCAATTCTTACCCCGTGATAATAAACGATACTGTTCTTTTTCGATAGCACGTTTATACCCTTCAGCTTGCTTACGGTTAACTAAATTATATTCTTGTGTACGGTCTTCACCGGTAATTACATCGATAATTCTTAAATTAGTCATTTCGTTTCCCCTTCCGTTATAAATACGAAGGGTAGACAGAGCTTACCCGTCTCATTCGTTTCCCTATTACGTATAGATAACTAAAGGAGGAGAAATTAGTAATTAATATAGAAATATTTTACACAATTTTATATTTGCTATATTATTATTTAAGGTTGTTCTTTCATTCTTAGATATTACAAATAGAACTAATAAATCATCTATCCAGTCAAAAAACAACCTACACTTGAAAACTACAAATTACTACATAAGGATGGGAGAGTACACGGCGTATGTTAAAAGAAGACATGGAAACGTATAACTTTTATAAATTAGAAAGCAAACTGAGCAAAGATAAAGACGGATTTTTAAATGATTTAGATGCTCTTTTAGAATCCCACGGGTTAGATTATACCTTAAAAATACTTAAGTCATCCGGTTTACCTGTAAATATATTTGGGAGTAGTAAGCATACAAAGTTCTATGAAAAAATCCTAACCCATATTACTTCAAAAATAGAACATAAAGAACTACAAAAAATACAATACTTTAAAGAAGAAGTAAGCTTATTTGAACAGCTATTTAAAATACTTCACGAACAACGAGATACTTTTTTCAAAGAACATGAAGGCATAAAAAAAGAACATAAAGTTATATCTTTTTTAATGGCCTTAGAAATTTTCCTTAGTTTTTTGACAAATAAAAACCTAAAAAACCAAGAAAACTTAATCCCTATACCTAAAGGAGTTAATTTAGACTTCAATAAAAGAATGGCTATATTTGACACTACAGTGGAATCTACTGGAATGATTTTGAGCTATTTTATGTATCAAAATTACGACTTTAAAGGATGTAAAAATAACATCTCTCCTAAAATACTAAAAGCATCTTCAAACCATATACTTTTTAGTAGATTCCATAGTTTTTTAATAGATATATTAGAATACTGGAAATATTCAGACGTCGAAGTTAAAGAAAATGAAAATGGGAAAATTCTATTTAATATTCTTAATAAAGATTTAGAACTAAATAATTTGATATCCAATGAAAGGTTTAATAATATGCGATTGGGATGGAGTATAGGTGCTATGGGAGATGTGGAACATAGTAGTTCTACTGGGTATAGCGGTTCAATGGATTCACGTCTTAACGAAAAGTTGTCCGATTTAAATTATTTTGCTGCTCGCCAGTACTTTGGTTCTCCACTTTTAGATATAAAAATTAACGGAATTGAATTAAAATCATGGGTATATGCGTATGAGCTTTTGGTTGAAGAAAGCAGGAAATTTGTAAATCGAAAACAAAATTTACATGTATATAATGTTGACAAAATTTGTCTCAGCAAGCCTATAGATAAATGGGAAAAGTTTTTTCTACAAAAGGGTTTCACCGTAGAAGAATCTAAAATAATTATCACAATGTTCACTTTTGACGGTAAGTGTTCAGATCTAATTGATTCACCATTTATTAAAATTGATAATAATCTAGTAATTATACCTACTTTAACTTCAAGAGCAGATGTAGCAAGAGCTCTAGCATCAAACTTTCTTAATCGCAATATAAATTTAGATTTTAAAGGACCTGGATTTGAAGAAAGAGTAAAATCACAATTAAATATAAACGGTATAAAAAATTCAAGCTTACTTAAAAGAACTGGTGGAACAGAATATGAGTGTGATGTCGCGTTTATTTTAAATGAGGAGCTTTTTTTAATTGAATGCAAGGCACATGTTCAACCTTACACGACTAGGCAACATGTAAATCACTTATATAAGCTTTACAAAGAAACTTCGCAAATAAATAGAATAGCTGATTTTTATGAAAGTAATACCCAAATAGTAAATCAACAACTAAACTTAAATAAGGATTTTAAACCTAAAAAAGTTCATCGAATTTTATTAACGACTTCGATGGTGGGAATGCCTTTATTTATTAATAATGTTTACATTGTGGACGAATCAGCATTTACCATGTTTATAAATCGAACACCTCCTTCTACGCATAAATTTGACAATAAGTATTACTCTGAGTCCCCAAGTCAAAAATTTGAAATCTTTGACGGTGAATTAAGTGCAAATAAGATGATAAAGTTTTTAAAATCACCTCCTCAGATCCAAATAACAACAGACTTGTTTCAGACTAAAGAACTTTCTTTCGATTTATTTAATATAAAACGAAACATTCAAATCATTGAAACAATACAAACAAGTCCGAAGTTACCTGATTCTGTACTTTCTCATATCAAAAAGTACTTCTAATTCTCACGAAGTTTTAAAATAAAACGCCATCCTTGGCGTTTTATTTTTTCAGATTAGAATACGTAAAAACTTCAAATCTTATTACATGTTGAAAATCAGAAGTCAAGAAATCCGCCTTTTCAAGCGGCTCATTTATCTTCCTTCGTGATATTTTACGGCCTGTACTTCTTTCGTAGCGCTTTTAATTCCTTATGTTTCTCCTCAACATCTGTTCAAAGCAACAAGCTATCTTTATCGAGGTTTTTCACAGTTGTAATCTTCCCAGTTTAATTAACTGACTCATACAAACACTTGTTATACCTAATATTTCGATAGCTTCAAGTTAACGTGTGCATATGGATTTAGTGATATAATCTGAATTTCCCCCCAAAAAAAGACCGCAATACTGCAGTCTGAATAAAATCACCTTACTTCTTTTGATTCGCTAACTCAAATATTAATGATAAGAATACTTCTACTTGACTAATCATATGTAAAATAAACTCTTGTTCAAGTACTATTTCATTGCTAGAACTAATAGAAACGGTATCATATGATTTAATCACCTCTTGCACCTTTTCAGGATCTTGATCATCATATATTCTTCCATTACAGTGTACAATATTATTACGAATAATGTTTAAATCCTCCATGAAATCCCATTCTTCACTCTCAAAAGGGAACTGTATACCCATCTTTTCATTCATATATATTCCTAATTTATTTTGCAAACTACCCTTATACTTTAATTTTCGTAACTTGTCATTAAAATTTGGATTTAGTTCCAATACTCCTTTATATCCCAATGCTTTAGCCATATGAGGTTTAACAATTCTTAAGAGATATTCTTCAACAGTAGAGTATGTTGAAACCACAATTGAATATCTTAATAAACTTGGGAATGTTTTCTGAAGTTCATGAAATTCATCCATTCTATAATCCCAATATTCATCCTGTTCTTCTTCTGATAATCTTTTCACATCTTCTTCAGCTGCCTTGGATAACTCTTCTAATTTGAATGTATTCATTCTTTCCATTTCATAAGCATAATTACGAATAGAATCTAATTGCATTTTGGCTAAAGTATGCGCAATCATAATATACATAACTAATCATACCCCCTCTATTATTTTGAAATATATCTCTACTGCTTAAAAATTATAGCATCTATACCGATATATGCATATAATTACTACTACAAAATAGTAAAAAGAAAACTTTTAAGCCATTACATACACTTTAACCGCCTGCACCCGCGTAAACTCAAGGTACTTTCGACGACGTACTTCATTACGGCGCTTCGTTCTTCCCTACCGCTTCTAACAACGAACGATACTACGTCTATGCTAAAATCATGTATATTAAAGCGAGGTGAGCAAAGTGTTTGAATACCTAATAAATAAGAGAAAGTTTGTTACCGCTTTGGGGCAGTTTATCACTTACAATGTAATACACGAAACACTAAGCGATGCGTCCAGTCGTTATTTAGGCCGTAGGTTACGAACTACTGAGGAAATAAATGAATTAGATCGTATTCAACTTGCCTATGGGTTTTCCGAAAACGTATATCCACACTATTTAGAAGGTGGGATACCGACAGTTGATATGGTAGAGCATATCGCACGCTACATCGATAAGAGAATTCCGCAAACTTACGTAAAATGGAATGTTAATTATACGGATGGAGTAGCGCCGTCACGATTACAGGTAAATATTGCGAATACTAGGTTAGTATATCATTACGGGGAATAAAAATAGCCACCTAAAATGGTGGCTATACTCGTCTCTCTACGTCATACTATACGGCAGATACTTCTCTCGTAATCATTTGTCTAAGTTAAGCGCTCTAAGAATGTCTTCCTTTTTTAAAATTAATTCGCACAATTTTCTTTCCTTGCCATCTTCATTCTCAGTCATTACGTCTACTGGAATCAGACCTAAATCTTCAACAATCCCATGAAATTGTAGCCATCTATTAGATACTTCACACTCTACATACCCTACTCCACGCTCATTAACTCTTCTTTGTTTCCTACTAATTGGCATACGTATCACTTTTTCTTCTGTGTTATTTGACTTCACGGTTTCATAACTCCTTCGTAAGAAATATTCTCCTTATTTTACTTCTTTAATAATTTTTTCTAATTTAGATAAAGCTGATTCTAATTCATGGATACGTTTATTTAATCTTTCAATCGTTTCTTTATCCTCTATATTAATATTCACTTTTACTCCGTCTTCCATATCTCGCTGAATAAGTCGTTTTATGTACGTTGAAAAATATTCATTCTTCAATGCGTGATTGAGAAGCTGCCTTTCATATTCAACCGCATTAGAAAATGCCACAGATTTAACAATTTTATCCTTTACCATAAGCCTACTCCACCTCTATATGAAACTATATTTATATGTCTTTAATTCTAACATATAAAGGTAAAAAAGAAAGAGACTGTCTTATCATCGACCTCCTTCGTTTATCACCGTATAACTTTTAAGCGCCTGCACTCTCGTAAACTCACGATATACCTTCCGTCTTCCTTCGTTCCTGGACTTAGCTTCCCTATCGATTTGCCACGTTTCTTTTCTCGTACGTTTCCTACGAACTGGAGGCTTGTAGTTACGGCGGTCTACTCCGTATTCTTCCGCTACTTTCATCGATACCTCTCCGCTGTGTCTCCTCGACAATTGATGATCACTCATAATCGGATATTCTTCACGAGCCATCTTATCCGGATGTGTGTCGTGCAACTCTTCGTATAGCATCAAATCTGCTAATCGTTCGAGTTGTTTCGGTTCAGGTCGCTCTCCCACCACTCCTACATAAGCGTCTGTAAGAGATTTAATTTCTTTCGCACGTACGTCCCTATTACTAATCGCCTCAGAATCGCTTTCTCGGAGACTAGTAATTAGCGTATTTACGTACGTTTCTAACTGTGTCTTGTAATCTCCGTTGATATCGAATATATATTTCGTCTGTTCTCCCATTAAGCGACCGCCTTCCCTTCCGTACTTACTACCGTCAATTTATAACCCTCGTCTTCCCAACCCCATCGTTCAAACACTGCTGCTATTTTTTGCGTTAATAACCGCTTATATAAATTAACCGTAGGTGCCGTGATCCCCATCTCCACCGCAACTTGCGTTTGTTTCATATCTTCGAAATATACTAATCGCAAGACTTGACGTTGCCTATTCGTCAAGTCCGCGTTTGAGATTGCCGTCTCCATATCCATAAGTACATCCGATGCAGCATAATCACCGTTAAACCTACGCTCCTGCATGTACGGTAAATGCCGTAGTAATAAATCGATTGATTTCGGGTTGTCCAATGCGTAGTTATGCTCAATGCGTCTTACTGCCGCTTCGTTATCATATTTGCTTACGCCCATTTACTCACGCTCCTTTTTCCGTTTCCTCTACATAACGACTGCCTAACTCGTTATGTGCTAAGTATTTCAATAAGCGAGTGCCAATCGCTTCAATTACGTTTACAGTTACGGCGTTGCCCGCCATTTTATAAAGTTGAGAGTTCGATATGCCAGCGCCAACTAACTTTTCAAACTCGGAATCTGCAAAGCCTTGTAGTCGGAAACATTCTTTCGGTGTAAGTTTACGGATTCTGTACGTTGGTGTGAGTGTCGCTTGATTACACGATGTTTCTAGCGTTTGAGCGATACCTTTCCTGACGCGACCGCGTCGGGTTTTACTGTTCGGAAACTGAACGTTAATTGAATCACCAACTTCTGCGAGTGCGTAACCTTGCTTCGTTGCCTCACGGATTGCCACTCCATGTCTATCTTGTGCCGTTAATGTAAACGATGGCTCGTCATTCTCTTTAAATCTACGTCCATTTTGTCGTTTTTTGATACGATCAGGTGTTAATACGGGTCGGACTTCTTCTAAAATATGAGTATTCATTTTCTTATCAATTCGTGGTCCTGCCGTATACCTTGAGATAAGACAAAGTGATAAGTCTTCTCCTCTAGCGATTACTTGAGGTTCCGCTATCTTCGGTTCTCGATGCCCTCCGCCCATTGTCGTTAGTGTTGGTGAAACGCCCTCCGCGCTGTAAACGCGCTTGATGGCGTCATGCCCTTTTAAATCAACGTGACCGATCATATGCGGTTCAGTATTGGCTCGCCTTTCAACCTTCGTTTCTTCAAGCTGTGCAATCAACTTTGCCGTCTTATCTTTACTAAGGTAGTAACGTTCGTCCACTTCGCCCTCTAAAATATCTCGCAATCTAGTCGTCACTGTATCTTGTGAAGGCCAGTCGAAGTTGAACGTTTTTACACCTTCGTATGCACTAATACGTTTCTTACCTTTTGCAACTACGTTATTGCCTTCGATTTTCCAAGGTTCTGTTTTACCATTTAAAATACCGACTACAAAAATCCGTTCACGGTTCTGTGGAACTCCGAAGAATTTTGAGTTTAGAACGTTGAAATCCACCGTATAGCCAATCGCATTAAGCGTTTCAACGATAACCCGTATAACCTCGCCTTTTGCACTACTTATCAAGCCCTTTACGTTTTCGAGCAGTAACAATCTCGGTTGCTTTGCTTCAGCAATTCTAGCAATTTCAAAGAATAGTAACCCTCGATCGTCTTTCGGTTCAGTAATCCCCTTACACATGGGACAACTTACTCCATTTTTATATTCTTCGTAAGTTATCAAATGCTCATGTCCACAATTTGTACATTGATATTCCATACCATCACGCCCACCCGCTACTGAAAACGTAGGGCAAGGGAAGCCACCCGCTACTGAAAACGTAGGGCAAGGGAAGCCACCCACTAAAACGTCATGATTCGGGACATCTCCCGCCATAACTTTTGTTATGTCACCGACTGTTTTGTGTCCGTATAGCACCTCGTAAGCTTGATTTGCGAATTTATCAATCTCGGAGGACATAACGCATTTCCCTCCTAGTCTGTTTAACGCCTGTTCGAATCCTCCTACACCGGAAAATAATGATATATATTTAAATGTGTTATTCGTCATAGAATTGCTCCTTATATTCGATATAATTAAAGACCTAATTCCGCTGCAAACTCACCCATATCAAATCCGACTAATTCCTTACCGCTAGGAAATATGGTTACAGGTGCGCTCATGTACCCTTTGTCTGCCATCCAGGCTGCATGTGATGGATCTTCGTCGATATTACGGGCTTCATAGGTTACTCCTGAGGCGTTTAACGCCCACTTTACTTGTTCACAGTTTGGACATGCGTTCTTTGTGTAGATGATTACGTTAGTTTCTGACATCGTGATCCCTCCGTTTCTTTTTTAAATTCGTTTTTATCGCTTCATCCTTTATGTCTAAAACTAACTAAATATTCAAATATATTTTTATAAAGTTAATATTAAACATTTATAGAAGGTTTCTTCCAAAAGAAAAGGAATTCATATGTTGTGATATACTCACATCAAAAAACGACTTAGGAGATGAGAAAATGCTTAAGAAAATCGTTGTTGGTACTTTAGCTTTAGGATTAGTTACTGGAATTGGCGGTGAATACGCATCTGCTGCAACACTTAATTTACCTGCTCAACCCATAAACAATGCACTACACAATCTAAAGGCTGATCCAGGCACTTTAATAGATGATAGGTATTCATTTACAAGATCCGGTAAAGTATATTTTGACTACCTTGGCAGTGAAGAAGGAATGATTAGAATTCACATTAAAAATTATGGAGTGTCCCCTGTCAAATTTAAATTAGTTAATCCAAAAGGGAGTAATTTGATGAGTGGTTATGAACTAGATCCAGGCGAATATATCATTCAAGAAATGTATCTGCCAGATCCTACTTCTAAAAAAGATAGAACGTACTACTTTTATTTTTCAAATAAAGACGGAACTAAAATAGATGTACACGCAAAAGTAGGTGCAATTTAACACAAAACATTCAAAGATAGGGAAAAGATTTACACAGATGCAAACACATCTCTCCTTATCTTTTTCTCATTCCATCACATTCTTTATATATTGAAAGGCATCCACCATAATCTCCCTATTACTAACCGACTGTACGCCTAACTCACGCATAATCACATCGAATTGATCGTACATCTCTCCGATAATCCCAACGTTATTAATCTCATAATCTACTTCGAAAGTATCGATATGACTTTCCGTTTCATGGGATAAATCCGCTTCGGTAAATACATCGCCAGCTTCTTTCGCGCGTTCAATACGCAAATCATCCGATGCGTTTACTCGGATAATCACAAAACCTTCGTCCTTAAGACGTTGATACTCATTCGGTTGTCTTACTCCGGTCACTAACACTTTCGGCTTGTGATTAACCTTATTTAGCCCATCTTCGAAACAATATTCGTGTACCTTTCCCATCGTCATCTTCACCCAAATATCCAGATCAATTTCACGTAACCACTGACCGAACTTTTGATAATAAGCGCGTGGTTTCGGATCGCGTGGAATATGCGGAAACAGTCGATGAAACTCGTCCTTTAACACCGCTGAGAAGTCAAACTCTTTGAATCCGAAAAGCATCCAGGCGTAATGAGATAACTCCGTCTTACCACTTCGGGCCTTGCCCGTAATAGCGATTTTCTTGGCGTTACATAACAAATCACTCACGCCCTTTCATAACAGATTCAACGATTGCTTTAGCTGATTCGATATCTAAAATATTGATATTTATCGTAATGTTCTGCGGTGATCTCGTTTCTTCTAACGCTGATACTTTCTCGTCAAGGTATACGATATCTTCACGTACTAAATCTAACTGCTCGTCTAGGGCGTTTACACCGCCGACAGCTTTCGATGCGTCACTACGTGCGGATTCCGCCATTTGTGAGAACGTTACGATATTACGGTGATTTTCTTCTATACGTTCTGCCAGGCGAGTTAGTCTACTTAATTTTTTGTTACCCATCACTTAACGCCTCCATTTTTGAAATCAAATTCGAGTTGCTTCGGAAAACACGAGCTGTCTATCCCGTTAGCCCAATCGATTCCTACATAATAACCTTCCTTCGTACTTGTCCCGTCCTGCCTTGCGTGATTCTCTCGATTCTTCTCTGAGTAAATACGGTAAATATCTTCCGCTGATAAACCGCATATTAACGACAGACTAATCAAGAAATGCCACATGTCTATTACTTCGCCTTGTAATGCTTCCTTATCAATCGGACTCTCGTTCTTCCACCACTTCCAATTTACTTCACGTCTGATTTCATCGATCTCACTTTCCATCGCTAGCGTGATACCTACGACCCATTCATCAAGGGATTTATTGCAGTTTCTTTCGGAGATGATTCGATTATCTAACTCGGATTGTAGGTTAAATAGTTCGATTAACTTGTCGGTCATTGGGAAGCCTCCTCATTCTCTACTTCTAAAACATTGTATGATGTCCAATCTACTTCATTTCGTTCTAGTCCGTGGTACAATGCGTCTGAAATATCACCTTTTGTCACTTCTCCGGATATTTCTATTAAGAATCTTTTCATTCCACGTCCTCCCTTTGCTTACGTAAGAATTCTTCTAAACGCCTTTCTAATTGTTCAAAGCGTTTACGTGCAGATCGAATCGGAAATGGTCCGACACCTTTAAACGTTAACGACGGTGAAAACTTGATTCCTAGTCGGTGAAGGATGTATTTCATTTAGTGACCTCCTCAATGATTCCTTTATCGAGTAAATACGCTAGCCCTATCGCACAGGCATCCGATTGGTCGTTCGTTTCGAATTCGCCCCACTCAACATATCGCCTCACGCCAGCCTCGACCTCTTCCTTTTCCGCTCGTCCCTTGCCGAGTAGTTTCTTCTTAACGGAAGCTTGTCCGATACTATCATCGACTTTCAAACTGAAATCATTTAACGCACGATCCACCGCATTCCAAGCGCTAAACACCGTATAGTTCGTATGTGGTATTTTACTAGCGAATCCCTCTCGGACTATCAAATCGTAGGGCGCGTACTTACGTATGAATAAGTGCGCCCATGACTCGATTGTTTTCGTACGTAAAGCGATTGGTTCGGTCGATTTCGTTTTAACGTGTGATACGTCGATTAATTTCGGCTTGCCGTTGATTACATCGATTACTGCAATTCCTGGACTGCCTAAACTTGTATCGATCGATAGGACACGGAAGTTTTTTTTACTTCGCGTCATTCGATACTGCCAACTTTCGGATTATATAAATGAGGGACAATATATGGCTCTTTACCGTCGTCACTATCTTGTACTAACACTGCCATCTCTTTAATACGATGGTGTTTTGGAATTTCTTCAGCTATAGCTTCGTAACCATTTAATCCCTCAGAAATTTCGATGGTTTCATGTGTATAGTACTTTCCGCTTTGTTTAAAGTAAGTAACATGTACTGTTTTCAATACATTCCCTCCCGTACTTTATCAATAAACTCCAACGCCCCAATATACGGAGCTTTCTTCGCATCCGACAAACTCGAACGCTTCACTCGATTGACTTGCGTTTTTATTTCTTCGTACTCTTCATCACTTAACGATTGAGCACAGGCTTTCTTAAAATTGTTAAATGTCCAATGTTCGATATCTAATTTCGGTGGTTGCTTCGTTTTTACGGCCGCTACTACACTAGCAAATTTATCCAAGACCTCATAACGCATTTCATCAGTTATCGCAATACCAAACGCTCTGAAATCCGGATACTTCGCATAATCCTCTTCGTTCATATTCCATGCTTTCTTCGATGCGTTCATATAAAGTACGATATAGTAATCTAAGTCGTACATTAACGAGTAGCATGTAACTTGTTTGACGTGGTCGGCGCCAGGTTCGCGCAGTGAATATTCAGAAGTTTTACTATAGGTAGTCTGTTTCGATTTAATTTCGAGTCCGACGCGTGTAATTACGCCATGTTCATCGGTGTATTCTAAAATACCGTCACATGTACCGATTAATGAAAAACGTTGACCGTTATGTTCGATTACCTTACGAGTTTTAACGAAATCCTCAAACGCTGGATAACCGTCTTTCGTATGTTCAATTCTGAAACGTGGTTTTTCACCTTTAAACTTTTCGTAATGTCGTTCCGCTAGTAAAATATCACGTTGGATTGCATCTCCGATGTTAGTTCCAATAAATTGCCATCTTCTTTGCCACGGCTTCACTTCGGCCTGATCTCGTGGACTTCGTAATGCCTTTTCGTAAAGTTCCCTCGGACATGAGTTAGCTGACGAAGGAGAGAAATACGGTAGACTTCGATAATCTAAGAACGTACCTTTGCTTAATACTTTCGTATAGCTTTCGTGGAGCCAGATATCTAAAGGCGTGTCGTAAGGCTCCGTGTATGAATGCCATGTTTCGAGGAACTGACGAAATTCCTCTGCAATTTCATATGCTAATGTTTCTTTCGTATTTTGACGTAGTAATTGCGCTGCGTTTCTACTCAAATTACCTACTCCCCTCAAATATTGATTTCTTAATTAACCACCGTATTACATCCAATTATTTCCTTGTATAAAAAATAATCTGTAATGAATTCTAATAGTAGAAAGGCGGTGATTTCATGAATATTATTAACACTAGACCAAGTGATGACGGCTCTTATACAAAACCAAAAGGCCCAATCGATCCGATAGGTCCAATCGCTCAACAAATAGCAAATGAACTAGGCGTTACATTGAGTGCTGATTCTACAGCACGCGCTAATGGTTCAGTTGGTGGCGAAATTACCAAACGCTTAGTAGCAATTGGCCTACAAAAGATCTCTGGTCCTCTGCCAGACCCATGGAAAGTTTTACACTAATATATTTCTTACATAAAGCTACTTATCCCGAGCCTTCACTTATACATAACGGGACTTTAAGTAGCTTTATTTTATTAATCTTGATTTATTAAAACGATTGCCGGCCCTGCTACGCGTATGCCTCCGACCTCTATCTTTTCGTAAGGCTCAACCTGGACAGCGATTACACCTTGTCGCCTCTCTAATTCTTCACTTAGTTCTTTCGTTGAAACTTCGGATAGGTTAACCATTTAACTCCTCCTCTTCGTTAAACCATTCTTCAATACTCACTTTTTCTAACCATCGTTCTGGATTCATCTCAACGTCACATCTGACGGGAACTAATAATTTAACTGCGTTTTCCATCGTAGTTTTTAATTCGAATAATACTTCCTTCGAAATATCTCTCGGACACTCGAATAACAATTCGTCATGTACCTGGAGTAAAATATCTACGTTATGTTTCGATAGTACGGCCTGTAAATCTACGATTGCTTTCTTTAAAATCGAACCGGCTGACGCTTGTATCGGAAAGTTACCGGCCATACGGTCCGCACGGAACTGTAAGAAACGGTCTTTCGACTTGTACTCGGTATGTAACCGACGTTTCCTACCGAAAATATCCGTAATGTAACCTTGCTTACGAGCCAATAATTTCTGCTCGTCCATATATCGTTGAATACCTTTGTAACCTTTGAAATAGTTATCGATAATTGTCTGAGCTTCGGTTCTCGTTATTTCTAACGTATCAGCTAGCCCTTTATCACTCATTCCGTATACAATACCGAAGTTAACGACTTTAGCTTGCTTACGGAATTTCTGCTCAGGCGAACCGTCTGTATCTTTATTTGATTCGATGTCTTCATACGTATATTTGCCGTTACTAATCATCGCTGCCGTAGTCGAGTGGATGTCGCACCCTTCTTTAAACGCTTTAATTAGTTCAGGCTCATTCGCCATATGTGCTAATACCCTCAGCTCAATTTGCGAGTAATCTATAGAAACGAGTATTTTACCTGCACTCGATGTAAACAGGTGGCGTATTTCAGGACGCTTTGCCGGTATTTGTTGGGTGTTTGGCGATTTGCATGTAAACCGTCCTGTCGCCGCCCCATACGTGTTATGCCACGGATGTATTTTGTTATCGTGTTTGATTTCTTTCGGTAATTTTTGCGTAAATGCTTCGCGTAGTTTGCTAACACCTCGATAATCGAGAATTTTAGAAATTACGGGATGTTTCCCTTTCAACTTCTTCAACGCTTTAACGCCAGTTGATCCGTTTTCTAAATCTGGTAACTTTAAATCTACGAATAACTTTTTCTTCAGTTGAACCGGTGAACCTAAGTTAATTGTTTCGTCGAATAATTCGTATATCTCACGCTGTATTTGCGCTTCCTCTTCGGCAAGTTGTTCGTCTAGTACATTCGCTTTTTCTTCATCGAAGTTGATACCAATTAAATCCGACTTAATAAATTGTCTACATACCGGCATCTCTATGTTAAAAACGAGCGACTTGATATCTCGTAAATCTTCTCGTTTATCAAACCATTCCATAATCCAGTCGTACAGTTTCAAGGTTTTCTCCGTGTCTCCCGCTGCGTAAACTAACACTACCTCTAAAGGTATTTTATTAAACGGAGTCTTACCGAATAGTTCATCGAAATTATCACTTGGCTGACGTAACCAATCCGTTATTAAATCCTTTAGTCGATGGTTTCGATTTTCGTCTAATGCCATCGCCATTATTCTTGTATCTGCATGTAAGTTATCGATTAGATTAATACCGTAACGCTGCATAAACCATTTACAGTCGAAAGGTGCATTGTGCATTACGGTTTTCACTTGCTCTAATACAGGTTTAACGTATTGTAATAAAACTTCTTCACTTAAATTCGGACCTTCATCGTGATTCAACGGTACATAGTAGTTGTAAGCTCTCGTCGATATCGAAAATCCAGCGACTTCACCTTTCCACGGGTCTAATGCTCCGTTATCCTCTCCGAAAGTTTCACAGTCAAATCCGACTAAATCGGACGTTTCCATATCGTCTAACATTTGCTTTAGTACCTTGCCATCGGTAACTAATACGTAATTATCTGGCGTTGCCAACACCATTTCACGTATCTTATCGTCTCGTTTTCGTTCGTGTAACACTTTCCATAATCGTAAAGCCTCCGCCTTACTAAAACGTTTAGCGAGATCGGAAGGGCTACGACCAATTTCGCCCTTCGTCATCGCTTCTTTTACTTCCGTAAGTCTCTGCCTATCGGACTCACTGTTTTTCATTGATAGAATCCGTTGCCACGCGTCTTCCATCGTTTCGGTCGCCTTCACCTTACGTTCGACCGCTTTTGCCACTCGTGCCTTCGTCTCCTCAACGTCTTCAGCACCAGGTATTTTTAAGTTCAACGTTAACTTCGGCGTCATGTTTACCGCCCCGTTTCCTTGCAATTTAATCGGTAATAAAACTCTACTGCCACTTCGTGATTATCTTCCGGCCACTCTTCGAAACAACGTTTATCGCAAAAATGATTATCTTCACGGTCGTCGTAAACGTGATTATGATACGGCCCTATTTCGGAACTGCAATTCTTACAATATTCGAAATGCATGCGCATCGATTAACCTACTGTATCGAAGCGTTGTTCTACAGGGACGATTAACTCTACTCTTCCAGGTACAAACCAATTTACGTCGGTACAATCTGGTGTATTCACACGAAACGTTCTACCACCACTTTGTGAAACTTCTCCGATATCTCCTTTGTTTAAATGTGAGCCATTTGTATTGTCGATTACTTTCACGACATCACCGTCTTTAATCTCACCAACCTTACGACCGATAGCCGCCCACTTGGCACGTTCCGCCTTCGCTTTCTTTTCTTCCTCAGCTTCACGTTCGATGTGTTCAGCTTCTTCTTTCGTTAGTGGTTTGAGGTCTTTACGATAAATTCTCCAAAAATCAGACCCATCGACGTAATATGCGGTAAACGCATCTGTTTCTTTTGTGTATTCATCAAGTTTTACAACCGTCCCAATTTCAAAGTAATGGCTAGTTGTATTTGCAATAACCCTCGCAAAATCGCCTTCTTTTAATAACGCTTGTTTAGCTTCGAGGACTTCTTCGTCGGTTGATTTTACTAAATGGTCTTCCGAATGGATATCACCTGATTCACCATTTAATAATTCTGTTGCATACGGATATAAATGACTATCACGATTATCGTTTGTAATCTTAGCGATATGTCCGAAATTTATATGCCCTTGCTGAATCACTTTCGCATAATCACCAATCTGTAAACGATCTGACACCGTCTCGCCTTCGTCCTCTACTTCGACCGCCTCTTCCGTCATTTCCACCGACGCTACCTGTTCCACCTGCAACGCCTGCATGCTACGAGTAACCGAGACTAAGTCAGACGGAGTACCTTCGAGTTTAGTTCCGTCAGGTAATTCGATTTTCACTACGCCTTCCGCATCGGTTAGTTTGTCGGTAGTAATTACATGCGATTTACGGAATACAGAATGTTCTCCTTGATTAAAGTAATTCGAATCATCGACATTGTCTTTAAAAACGATATCGTTGTCGTCATCAATGTCTACCACTAAGTAAAATGCTCCTTCTGTTACATCAAGTTCTTGCTCAGATGCTTTCACTATATCTTCTACTTTTGCATCTCCTGTAACTAACGTATAAACAAACCCGTTATATTCCACCGTTTCATTAACCACTTTAACTCCGTCTAATTTAGCCATGTTTAATTCCCTCCTCGATATCTTCGTTATTAGTTGTCGCCGTTAACTCAACCCATCGCTGACTCGCGCTAGTCTCCGTCGCCCAATACTCACGTTGTCCCGCACATTCAAACATGAATACTCTGTCACCTTCGACACCTGCGATATAGTCGCAATCATCTTTCATATAAGCTTCGCCGTTACCTTTTTTCGCTTGAACCACTAACGCATCATCGCGGTCGTGTCTTACTCGAATCGTTTTTACCTGTATCGTGTACCATTGCTTATTAATCGGATCACGCGCTACTAAATCGTAAACCTCCGGGATGAACGAATTCGCTACTTCCCAACCGAGGTTTAAGAGCGCGAGGGCTACTCGGAGTTCCGAGCAACCACCCTTAATTGTTGTTTCGTGTGCCATATGCGCCCTCCTCTTAGAACGGTAATTCAGATTCTTCAATTTCAATTGGCTCGACTTCGCTGCCACTTGATTTAGGCGTACCAGGCAATTTCGATTTATCAATCGCTTCATCTTCCGCATCTTGTAACAATGTAATGATGTCGTCCTCTTCACGATAATTAGCTAAGTCTTCGTAACCAAATTCAGTGCCGATAAACGCTTTAGCCTTTTCGACTTGCTCGTCCGTTGCTTCGCCTGACTCAAGCGAATAAGATTTATCGACTTGCTTAATGTGTACCGCTTCACCTACCAACGAATAGTTCGGATTAAACTTACGGCCCATCTTTTCGGCTTTATCGTAGTCAGCGATAATGTTGTTGATATGGAACTCAGCCGTATCTATTACGCGATAAGTACCGTACTCCAAGTCGTAAACAGGAATCATTGCGTACATCTTACGTTTCGCTCCGACTTTACATGACGGACATTCCGTTTTACCTGGTTTGAAATACTGCGTAATGTCTGCGTCTGTTTCACGTGGAGAGTGTAAGCAAGAATGTTTTCTGAATCGGTGAATCGTACGTTTTCCATCGAATGTTTTATCTTCGTGTACGAAGTAGAAATACCAATTGTCCGGTTCAGCTAGTAAGATGAAAGTTCTACCATCTGCGTTTACTTCACCGTGTTTTCCCATGCGAACATATCGCGTTATGCCTTCTGGAAAATCGTTGTTACCTCCGTTTTGATTTGCTTCTCGTTGTTCCTCACGCTTTTTTAACGTTTCTCTAATACCCATTGAAACAACTCCCTTGTTATAAATTCGAGCTTGGGTGACTCCCACGCCCGTATTACGCAACTTATCGCTTTTGAGCGCTAAACAATCGCTCAAGTTACGCAATACCGACGTGGGGGATACATCGGTAGATATCGAGAATTTTTGTAGGACGCAACACATCGTGCTGTAATGCCAAACGCCCATATGACGTCACTACCCGTTGTTCATATTTTGGGGAAATACGCAGGTAATGACGTTATATCGACGTGCATTTTTCGTTGACTATTGTCGATAGAAGTTTAATTCGTTAACAATTGTTAATAATACAAACGTAAGTTATAATAAAAATACGGAGTGCACTATCAGTGTACTTCGGCTTAACTCCTCGTTAAGCAAAAGTATTGCAATTGATTGACCTGCCAAGTCGGTTAGTTGTAGGTACGAGAGGAAGCGCTTTGCCTCCTTCGTACATCAAACAAAATGTGTTAAACTACTTGTCCTATATGCACTGCCTAAGCATATAGAACGTATCTTTACGCAAGGAGATAATCTTGGTAATTACCAAACTGTCTCTCGTCGAAGCGCTTTGCCAGGCGCTCGATCTTGCGTATAACCGTCGAGTGATGTAGCCCCAACATTTTGCCGATTGCCGTCGGCGTTGGAGTTTTATTCTCACTCGACAGGAACGATTCAACGATTGCCGTCGTTGTCTCGTCATTGACCTGCTCAGGGTCTGCGAGGAAGTCGATTAGCTCACGCTGGTCGGCTTCTTTCTTTTTTATAACGTGTTCTTCTAAGTCAAAGTCGTCTTTGAGAGTTTCGAACATTGCCGTGTTCTCATTCTCATTGCTATCTGGCCCATCGTATAATTCGTACTTCCTTCTCGTACGTAACTTTCGTAATAATGACTTGTAACTGTTACCTAGTGATACTACGAATAGTTTTACGAAATCACCGCCAACGTTATTTCGCAAACTTTCTAATACTTTGTGTATTACATCGTGGAACAGATCGGTTATGTCGTGTTCGTTTGCCATGTATGTACTCGTACTCCAATACCGAAGCTTGTCCCGATATACCTCCGATAAGCTAGTGTACAAATCCGTAAATACAAAATCATCACCTGTTCGAAGATAATCGTTTGCCATCTCGTTAATATTCAATTTTTGTTCGTCTTTCACTTCATATTCCCCCTTACCTTAACTTTGACGCACAAGCGGTCACACCCGCGCACATTTTTAAATATTTTTCAATTTTTTTGTTTATTACCAATGTTCGAATTATAGCATATTACAATGGAATATTTAGCAAAGTACACTAAGTACTGGAATTTACACTTTGTATACTTTTGTGAACATATGAATAAACAAAATAAAAAGCGGCCTATAAGACCGCTCTCAGTAATCTTATTTATTTAATGATCAACCACCTGGTCTAGTTTCTTGTGCTTTATATTGCTGATTATCTCCTTGTGCATCTACATAACTATTAAGCGCAAATACTCCCAGAGCTAGTGTTAAAACTGCGGAAACTCTTAATATAACTTTTTTCAAAAAGTATCTCTCCCTTATTGTTGTTAGATTTAAAATTCGTTAACATTTCGGTCATACCGGAACGATCGCCTCTGTCGTATATTTCTTTAGCCACTAGACTAGAGAAGAAGAAGTTCGAATTTGAAAAGAACCTTTGAAAGCATTCGTACAACGCAAGGATAGATTTTTGATTGCAAGCTCGATACATTAAAAGGAAATCTCTCTCTCCCCTTTCTTCTATGTAATCTTCGATCATTTTTTTGTTTTGTTTATTATTCTGATACATCACAAGTCTCACATCTGAATCTATTCCGAGTGGTATGACTAGGTAAATTTTAACATAATCTAGGTTATCCCTCGTTTGAGTAATCAAATTATTCACTCCGACAGATTTAGCGATTTCGTGACTTTTCTGAAGGTAATCTATGCATTTCTTCTTATCTTCAGTCAAGTACGTCATCCCTACATAATATGACGCATCCGAAACAGTTTTCGCGCAAATATTAGCGTTAATTATTAAAAAGGAATAATGCCTCGACAATTCTAACTCATTCCTATGTAAATAAACAGGCGCTAAAATTTCGGCTAATCTATGCAGGTAACATTCTTTGATAAACAACTTACGATTATCACTTAATTTTTTTATCATTTCCTCTACCTCTAAAGCCAAATCGAGCATGAGATGTATCTTCTTTTGTGCGAAATAATCATAGCATTTAAGTATATTTACTAAAATCATAAGGGTAGTATCTTCCGTATATTCAATCTTTTTTAAATTTCCGATTATTTCATGCCCTTCTATGTCGTAGTTCATGTATTTATAGATTATATTATAGACGTTTATATAATCCCCGATAATTCCAACTTCTTTTTTATGCTTCTTTATAAGCTTTTTCAACAAGGATACATTCCTAGTAATTGCTGCATACTCTAAACTTTGCTGAATAGACTCCGCCGTATCCAACTGTAAGCACCATTTAGACATTTTCTCAACCTGATTATCAGGAAATAAATAATAGGAGAGCCTCAAGAGTTTTCTAAACCCAATGGTTCCATCCTTTTTAAACTTAGACATACACTGTTTTGATGCTTCTATTTTTTCAGCAACACTCGAAAATGTTATATCATCTCTATCATTTATAGTATCGCATATTTCTTTATGAAACCTCGGCACTTGAACACCCTCCTATGCTGTACAAGAAAATTTTGGTATAATGTAATTATAATTTACATGTGCACAAAAGTACACATTTGAATATTGAGAAATATTTTTTAAGGATGTGCTAAGATGATCGATTACACCCCTCTCCATGTAACGCTAAAAGAAAAAGACATGGTAATAAGCGATTTGAGAGATAAAATATTACATAGTAAAACTATTGCTAGAATTAACAGAGGTATGTCTGTACACTTAAGCACAATAGAGGATATTTGTTTATATCTAGACGTCCCTATAGAAAAAGTAGTTAAAATTATGGATAATGAAGAATAGTAGTTTTTGAGCCTCCGATTCGAGAAAGGAGGTGATTACATCGTATAAAGTTGGAAGGTGCCGTATTCCCGATTTATGCAAAAAGAACGGCATTACACAAGCTGAACTTGCCCTAAAGATCGGTATTACACCGCAATCCATAACAGATTATGTCAGCCTGCGTAATTTGCCTAACGTAGAAAGAGCACGTAATATTGCCGCTAAACTACATTGTGACATCGAAGAGTTGTACGAATGGGAAACGGAATGACCTCTATTTACCGGGAAGGTTTCGTATCTTCCCTCCGACCACAACTACGTGAATTCACGTATATTAATTTTAATCGAACTGGCTTCGCATTATCAACTACAGATATCAACGAATCATCCCCTTCTTTTACCAACGCTTCATTTGAGTCTTTATACCCTTGTACATAACCGTTTGTCAAGCGGATTTTGCCGTTTAAATATTTCTCAAGTTCTTTTCGGAGTTTCTCGCCTGCCGGGTCATTATCCGCTACAATAACCAATTCCTCTATTGGCGACTTTAATATTTGATCTGCCTTACGTTGGTTGAACGACGAGCCTCCGTTTGCCAATCCGAAAACCCCAGCCGTCATAAACGACATCGCATCTATTTCCGCCTCACAATATACTGCCCGCTTAATATTCCGTCTATAAGCAAGATGTAGCCCGTATATCAAATCTCCAATTGGTTTTCCGTCCTTCTCGTACCAGAATGCTTTGCCGCGCGTTTTCCGATACTTTATATTCGCCAATCTACCATTTGTATCAAACCATGGGATTACAACCGCCTGCCTAAAACGGTCGTAACCAATCTTCATTTGCCGTTGTACTTCTTCGCTAATACCTCTTTCGCCTAAATACAGATGGCGATAAGAACACTCTTGCAACCGACCAAAATCGAGTGGACTACGTCCGCTTTCAATTCGGAGTTTCGGTGGTTTAAGCACAAGGTTATCATATGTGTAAATAGTACCATACCATTCTAATAGATAAGCTTCCGTTTCTTCATACGTCTCATTTCGCAAGTAAGATAACAATCTGGTAAAGTTGCCACTTTCCCATTCGTTTTCAAATGCGCCTGAATCTTTCCATGTACCTGCGTAATCCCCGTCTAAGTTGACGAAGAAGCTCGGGGTATGTTCATATCTAAATGGCGAGGCTGCAATCAGTTTATCATATGACCACCTTTCGTTAGTCCAAGAAAACTGACGAAGTTCATACTCGATGTCTACAGTTACGTCCTGCCCACGTATTTGAATACTTGACAAGGTGACCCACCTACCGTTCTTTTAATTTAAAATACCGAAGTGAATTGCTTTGCCGCTTGTTCGCCGGTTTCCATCTCCTTAATCACGCCAATTTGCGGCATGTAAATAATCTCAGCGGATTCACCTTCACCACCATCACGGCCCTTGTTAATACCGACCATTCCTCGACCTTGCTTTGCGTCAGTATCTACCGCTATCAATAACGCCGCATCCTCTAAAAGCGCTTTCGTTTTCTTTACCTCGCTACGTTTTGGTAAGCGTAATTCCCTTTGGCCATCTTCATCCTCATTATTATCGACTTCGTCCGCCTGTGTGATAGCGAACATAACCACGCCTGTTTTACCGGCTAATCGACGGAGTGCTTTCGAAGTTGCTGCAGCGTCCCCACCCGCCGTCTTACTCGTATTTGTCTCATAATCGAGATAGTAGAACGGATCGACGATAACGACATCTGCGTTTGTCTCTGTAATATCTACTTCTAACTGGCGTAAATCTCTTCGATGAAAGTCGTCATCGTCTACGCCTCTCACTATTATATTACCAGGTAAGATATCGTTAATGTTAGCTAAAAACGTTTTGAATCCTTGTTCGAATTCCTCCGATAGCTTACCATGGCGAATTTCCTTCGAATCAAATCCCGCTTCTAAATTTACGCCATCTAATTCAACTACAGTCGCTCCGATGCGGGAAGAAATCGAAGTATATAAACGGACCATTCCTTCGAACCATCCCATTTCCATCAACCAAATGAGTACGTTCGCACCTTGAAACGCCATCTCTACACCTTCTTCGATAGTCGTTGCGGATTTACCACGCCCTGACTTTCCGTAGATAGTGTATACGTTTGAAGAAACGTACCCGCCAATCGCTTTATTAATGAATGAAAAACGTGAGTTCCAAATGCGATATGACTCGCCTTTTTTACGACGATCATATTCTTCTAGAAACTTGTTCGTATCGGTCTTCAAACTTGTTCCTACTTTACCGCGAACGCTCGTTCTCATCATAACGCCATCGACTTTTTCTCGCAACCATTCTAGAAAACAATTTCCGTCTTTCTCCTCAAATTGGGTAGGCGCCTCGTTTTGTAATAGTTCCATTACCTCAATCTTAGCGGAATAAGACTTGATTTGTTTCGTTAAATACTCGAAGCTATCCTCGACTTGAGGGACGTAAGTGAAGCCGTCAACTTCTGCTACTAGCGTACGGAAGTCGGGCGTTTTGCCTCGATTCATCTCTACGTAATCTTTGATAAAACGGTACGCTTTACGTTCCGCTTCCGTAACAAAATCTCGTTCTGTTACTTGGTTGAGTTGAACGTGGTTAGTGGTATCTACCACTTTCGATAAAAGCATTTCTCCGTAGTTCATTAACTACACCTCCAATTAGTAATCTATTAAATGGATTATATTCAATTTTCAAGGAGCTGTTCAGCTTATGAATTAACCTTAACATATACAAAATCTCTGTGCTTTTTTAAAAATATCGATTAAAATTTCAATTTACCTATACTTTTAATGATTTTTGAAGTTCACGTATGATTTTCAATGATGCTTGAGTAATTTCTGCATATAATTTATAAAAACCCAAAATTATAAAATATGCTATAATACAGCTTTTTTCCATTAAAAAACAGAAAAGTTTTCTCCTTTACAAAAAATTAATATTTACCATTTGATACAGAAATGTTTTTCACCAATTTCCTTCACTGCTGCAAGTTCTCTCGAACCGTTCGCATTCTCTCCGCCATCTCTCGCTTCTGATCCTCGCTATACATTCGTAATCATTTCATGCTTACGTTCTTCTCTTGCAGTATACATTTCACCGCTAATAGCTTTCCTTCGTTTCCATCCTCACTCACGATAACTGTAACGTTTTCCTCTCCGACCAAGGCTACTAGTTTACGAATGTGTTTAGGAACGCAAGAATATGCGCACCATTTCTACTAAAATAGCTTTTTGTTCAGTCTTTTGATACATTTATATGTTATCTTCAGTACGTTCTGTTCTTTTTATAAAGTCGTATGAGATATACCAACATAGGAAGCCCTAGAGCCCTAATCCTAGGACTTCTTCATTTAAATAGGTTTTTAGTAGGTTTATTGTCTCATCAACATGTATATCGTATAATGATAATAAAAGGAGGTAATTATGATCGAATTTTTAAAATCTAACATAATTCCAATCGCAGCTTTTCTAATTTCTTTAGCAACTTTTTTTATAACATTTGCAAATTTTTGGAGAAACCGTGCCAAGATCGAATGCATTCAACCATATGGTGTTTCAGCTCACATCATAAAGCCCGACAGAATTAACACCGAAACACCTGATGTATATTGGCAAAGTGATTTCAGGGTCATTATGGATATTATTATCACTAACAAAAGCGCATTACCTATTTCTATTATCGAATTCAAATTAAATAATCGTTTTAAATTTAATTCCTATAGTAGACCTGGCACAGAATATCCTGTTACTACACAATCCGCAAAACAAGTACATAATAATGTAACTTTTTACGGTGCTGAAGAGAGAAAACTTGAATTTCAAATAAGCGATAAATGGTTACAACCAATTATCGATATTCCTCCATACACTTCCTTAAGGGGCCATTTATTCTTTCATGCCAACGATACCAACGACTTGAATATTGGTGAAAACACATTGGAAATAGTTACTTCTAGAAAAAACTTTTCTTTCCAGGTAAAGCTATTTAATAAATTAGATTCTGTCATACCACTACCTAATGAAGTCCGTGAGGTTCGAGAAGCAAATCTCTTTTAAAATGATTACGTAATCCACTATTTAAAAAACCGTTCTTTCTACGTCTTGAATGTATATTTGTGGTAAAGCTAGTTCATTTAGTATTGTTCTAGCTCCCTTTCTCATACAATGTTCCGCCATCTTTTTAAAACATGAATGAATAAGGATCCAAACTGCAGGTTTTGTTCGTGTTTTGATTTTTTTAGCAGCCTCAACTTTATATTTCGGTTTTAAAATAACGCTTTTGTTCTAAACTAATCTTCCCAGATTCCTAAGCCTTGACGTCTAACAATTTCTTTTTTGATTATTGTACTTAGCCTAGCTATTACTACATTTCTATCTTTACCAATAAACAGTAGAGCATCTTTTAAAACACTATTCGGATACATTTGTAAGTCCATCCTTTAAACTCACCTCATTTCTATACAAAATTCAAATTTGGTCTTATTTGTCCACCTCTTCCAATACCGCTTTGTAAATCCCGAAAGTTAATCCGAGAATAAAAGTGGTAGCAAGTAATTCGACATTACTTAATCCACAAAAGTAACTAAGCCAAAACCATGTCGGTAAAGACATTAACATAGCGATAATATATTTCTTCATTTCCGCATCCCCCTTTTCGACTCGCCCTCAAACGGCAACACCACGCATAAATCTCGCACTCGATCGTATAACCTACGATCAAACACGCTTTCCAACTCACCGATAGAAATGTTCGATGTGTATACTGTCGGTAATCCGTTCGTTACCCGATGGTTAATTACCGCGTGTAAATCTCCTCGAAACGCTTCGGTTGCACTCCGTACTCCAATGTCGTCCATTACCGCAAATGGCGCCGTCTTTGCATTGCTCATCCGACGGTAGTATTCTTTCGCCGATTTCTCAGCAACATCTTTCGGTATGTTCGACCGATTGAATTCGTTAAATAACGTTTGCCATTCGTTCACATCCAAGAAATATCCAGGTACCTGCAACGATTGCCTATTTCGCTGCAAACTTCCGATGTAATGTCCTATAAGCCATTCGTTTAATATTACGGCCGCTGTCGTCGTTTTCCCCGTGCCAGTTTCTTCGGAAAACAGGTACATCGATTTAATTTTATCTTTTGGGTCCGTTGAGTCACCAACCTCAAATTGCCGTGAGAAAGTCGTTACATACGCTTCGATAGATTTATAAACTTTCGGTTGAGACGCTCGTACAGGATTGTCCTGCAACGTTAAATGACAATATTCTTTCGGTAAGTTAGTCGCTGCCATACGTCCTCCATTACCGTTATGTCCTTGTAGTGCGATGTACGAGCTACACTTACGATTGCATGAATCACTTTTGTATAGTGAACAATAGTCGGATAGAATGCATTGCATCCAATCATCACCTCTTTCCGGTCGATGCGTTTCTTCTCAAACTTCACCTTATAATGCTCAAACACCACGTCTGCATCCTCACCAGCTAATATTGCGCCACACCTTCGTATATCTAACCCAATTCCATGAGGACAGTTTTTATAGCAATGTTCTTCAATCGCTCCGATATACGGTAAGTCTTTGTTTGGACAATCGTAACAATACGTATCTAGCAATCTCGAAGTTTCTTGACGTACTTTTTGACGCTGCCCTTTCGTATAAATTGACGGACCATTCGATGCTTGCTCTCTAAAATGTACTTCTGATCGGACTTGTCCACTTCGTTCTTGACCACATTTCGGACAACCGTGACCTCTTCGTAAATGTGAAAATAGTATCGTAAATACTTCGTTTGGATGGTGCGGACATTTATATCGCATTTTCGTTCTATCATTTACGTAATTCTTTTCTAGTAATTTGTAACCTCGTGATTCAAACGTTTCTTTTACGAGTTCAAAAGAATGTCTACGTTTTAAAATCCCACAATATCGGCAACCACTACCGTTTCGTAATTCCGCATAACTAATAGATAACTCTTTATCTGGATGGTACGGACATTTATACCTCATCTTTGCCGTACCTATTACGTACTCAGTTTCCAACAACTCATAACCACGTTCTTCAAACTTCTCTTTCACTTGTTCAAACGTTAATTTAGGTCGTGCCATTTCTATCCCTCCATCTCTACTAATACTACTTTCACATTTTTCGGTTTGTGCTCACATATTCAAAAAATAATTTCTCCGTTATAAATAATCGATAATTTCTTCCGTACTTACTATTATTTGTTCCATATTCCGGAATAAATGTGCACCTTTTCTACGAATTTCTTCAAGAACCCTCGGCAACAATCTAGATCGCATATACGAATACATGAACGCAAAGTTTAATCCGGGATACTCCCGCGTCGGCTTATAGTCGGCAAAACATGCGTCGATGAATAGTTTTGTTGCTCCCGGTTTATATTCGACGATGAACGTCTTCAACATACGACCTTCCATCGCATAGCTGCGAGTGACATACGGAATTTTATAACGTTCCTCATGTACATGCTTTAGGTACTCTCGGAATGTCGTTACGTTCCACTTTTCGATTGGTAGGTTGCGGAAATCTTTCGTTGATATGCGTGTCATTGGTTCCCCTCCTCATCAAATAATTGCGCATGTAATTCCTCGTTAGACGCCTGCCATAAGTCCCGCCCGTCTTCCGTTTTGAAAACGTTGCGACGGATTAGCGCCTCGATGTAAATCTGCTTTCGTATATCTTCGTTATGTGTGATTGCTGAGTACATTCGTTTGTTTATTCGGCCTCCTCCGCCTTCCAACTATGGATACAATTACCGCTAATAATTTCAGAAGATTCATGTTATCCTTCAGTTATCGAGCAGACATTACTCGACGCGTCTTCCTAACAGACGCATATACTCCATCCCTTTCGAATCTCTGTCCCCACAGAGGTTCTTTTTTTTCTATGTTTTCGACATATATCGTTATGAATTTTCTCAATATGATACATATAGTCTTCGACCGACAAAAATGTTAATATATGGCTACACCTTTTCTTTTGACCTATATTCTTAGGTCTTTTTTTCTGACCGGTATCATATATCTGCGTTAGTTACCGCCTATCCTACCGATAACACTCCTTGTTATATACATTCGTAGATTCCTAGATTCTTATCTCGTTATTTGAGTGTAAAATTTACGTCAGTAACCTTTTGAAACCTTACGTTCTTGTTGACGTTCAATGACTCCGGTTACACTTCCGATACTACACTCGACTCTCTGCTTAACGCCTTTTAGCGTGTGCATGAGCGACTGTAAAACCGCTTGATCGTCCTTTGCCTTACGACATTCTTTACGAATACGTTTCAGTTCTTTCAACAAGTGATTACCACGTGCTGTAGTGAACGTCTCAATTTCGATAGTGTGTAAGATGTCTTGATGCGCTAAATCCGTTTGTGACTTACGTTGGTTTGTTTGTTGCATGTCGCACTCTAACGATTCTAGTTCCGATAGAATACGTTGCAATCGTTTCGTTACGTCTCTCACCGTAAACACCTCCTGTTAACTTTCCTTCAGTTCATTTACTAAGTTTTCCAAGCTATACTTGACGTCTTCTAATGTGCGATAACCGCCGATTGTTTTTCCGTTTGTATTAATGTGAAATAAGATGTTTTCTAACCGTCTAATAAGAATCTTTTTATCCATATAAATCGTTCCTTTCGATATTTATCTAAAACCTGACAACTTCGCTTACGCTCGTTGTATCTCATCATCTATTAGCGGTGTTCTTTTATATAAGTAATTACCGCCGAATATATTAATGATAGAAGGATATTTCGCTAGAAATAGACTTCAAGGTTTTAGCCCTTAATCTTTTTCTAGTTAAAAGATAGTTCTTGTTAAGAGTTAGTTCTTGTTAGTGTGAACTACAACCATGTGTGGAAGTTGCCATATGTGGTTACATGTCACATGGTCTAATAGATTCCGGTTCATTTCCGAATATTGTTAGCTGACTGATCGGTAGAATCGTATAAACCGCATTCTCCCACTGTTGTGTACGCTCGTGCCTGCGTCTTTCCTTAACGACTAAAGGCTTTCGATCCCAACGATACTCACATAGCTTTTTAATGCGTCTGTTGGCGCTCTCTCGACTTATATTTAATCGTTTCGCAATCATGTCTTGCGTTGGATAACATTCGCCATCCTCGTCCATAAATGACGCTAACACACATAAAGTCGTCCATCTTTCAGGACCTAAGTCCGCTATTAAACCGGAGTGTACTGCGTCAACATACATCTTTAGAAAGATGCGTGTCTCTCGCTTTCCACTCGTAATTGAATATTCCGTTTGGGCTTCGATTGATACTAAGTTGCTATTTTCGCTCATCGTGCTCACCCGTTCTCACCTCCGTGTAATGCCTTGTGAACTCCTTACATTTACTATGACGCGGGACTTTTAAACCTCGCGCACTTTTTCGAAAAAAAATTATAATTAATTTATGTTTTCATTTTTCGACATCATACGACACGAAACATCCTATTATTTTGTTATCATTTATAATCATCGAATTAGGAGGTTCCATATATGAAAGAACTGCTCAAAGGTAAGCGTGCATTTTCCCGCGAGATAGAGGATAAAGAATATCTTATCTTACCCGCAACTGAATTTAGCGAAGCAATGTATTTTTCATACATGACACTAATAAAAAAAGGAGATATGCCGTATCCTGATAGATGGATAGACTATCAGTCACAGGACGAAAGAAGTGGGTTAATCCCGTTAGAAGATTTTAACGAGGATGACTATGAGTATATTTTTATGAAAGAAAAGTTAATGGAAAATAGATTGGATGAGAATCTAAACCCTTACGGCATTACTGTAGGTACTGATTTAAAGAATCTTTTCGAAATTGCAGAGATATCAGATGAAATACAACAAGTAATCAAAGACGTACTCGACGAATGGAATTTAATCGGAGAACTACAATTAGAAAGATGCGAAATCTTACACTATTCAGATGGAGACTCATCGGAATTTGTTCGTATACAACATGAATGTAGTACTCATGATATAGATTACGATGAAACTGATTACCTCACAGATCAAACTATTACCGAAACTTACAAAAGAGAATTGGAGACTCATACAGAGTACTTACATAAAACAAATGAAAATCGATGGTTCATTGAGAAACCTTCGATAGAACCTTTTGCCTTATTCGTTATAGAAGAAATATGGGATATCGAAGATATGATTCCTTTTACAACTTTCAAGCCTGTGTAATGTGGGCTTTCTCTACTTTTTCTACCCCTACACAATTGGTGACTTTAGGGATAGAATATAGGAAAGGATTCCGTTTATATCGTTTATCTAGGAGGTAAAAGATATGAATGGTACAGTAAGAAAAAATAAACATACAGGTAGTTGGGATTTCGTATTTAATATTGCAAATGATCCAATGACAGGAAAACGTAGACAAGTTAGACGTAGAGGGTTTAAAACACAGCAAGAAGCAGAAGATGCTCTAATTAAGTTAAGAGCGGAATTCTTAGATAATGAAGTCGTAAACCTTTCACAAATGACCTATACTGCGTATATGGACGAATGGGTTAAAGAGCGGAAGATTCATTTACAGAAATCGACGTTTGAAACGCATATGATCTATTACCGAAATATTATTCAACCTAAGTTAGGACATTTCAAATTAGGACAAATCGAACCAATTCATATTCAAAAATTTATAAATGATCTAGTTAACGATACAAATTACTCACCGCACACGATTCATTTAGTATTCAGGATTATTAGTGCTTCATTAAAGAAGGCACAGGTAATGAAACTAATTAAAGAAAACCCTGCGACAGGTATTACCTTACCGAGAAGAGTCCGTAAGGAAATTAACGTTTGGACCTACGAACAGGTATGTTATTTCTTAGAGGAATCTCGGAACGTGAAACGCCTAACTCGCTGCTATGTTGCGTTTGTAATGTCCATATTAACGGGGATGAGACAAGGTGAAATCATGGGGTTACGGTGGAAAGATATCGATTTCGATAGGGGTATTATTTATATTAGACAAACACTAACTCAAACCGCTGAAATCAAGCCTGGTGCTAAGAACGCATCTAGTGTACGTTCTATTCATATTCCAGCGAAACTTATCGAAGTGCTAAACGAACACTACAAGAAGATTAAGGACGAGCGTATCTTTCATGGTAGAGGCTACAACGACAATGATCTCGTTATTTGTACTCAAGATGGAAGACCAATGATACCTCGTAATTTACGTAAAGAGTTCTACCATCTAACGGAGAAATTAGGCTTACCTAAGATACGTTTTCACGACCTTCGACATACACACGCTACATTACTTATACAGCAAAATGTAAACGTAAAACTTATCGCTGAGAGATTAGGTCACTCCGATATCGAAACGACACTAAATACGTATAGTCACGTGTTGCCGGATATGCAAAAATCAGTCTCCGATAAACTCGATAAAATCTTCTGAGGTGACCTCGAGGGACTTTTGGTTGTTCTATCCGTACTTGATGAGAATGCTATAATATCGCAATAATCCGCTTTAAGAACTCAGGTGCCTGAAGAAGGTATGGTC